GAAAGGAGAAATGGCATGGCTCAAATGAAAAAATTAGAAACCGTAGTGAAGAACTTACGCCTGTTGGCGGATAGCTTAGAGGAGCTGAGCAGCCCCTTCCGTCTAGAGACTGTTGAGAAGGTACCGGAAGAAGTAGAAAAGGCTGCTTCACCAACTGTTACCATTGAAGATATCCGTAAGGTCCTGGCTGAGAAGTCCCGGGCGGGTAAAACAGAACAGGTACGAGACTTGCTCCAACAGTACGGAGCCAACAAGCTCTCGGCGGTAGAACAGAAGCACTATCCTTCCCTGTTAGAAGATGCGAAAGGACTCTGATATGGCAGAAAAACAACATGCATTGTTATCAGCATCTTCCAGCCACCGCTGGCTAACGGTCCCGCCTCTCGCTCGTTTAGAGGAGTTCTTTGAACAAAGGACCAGCTCTGCCGCAGAAGAAGGGACCTTGGCCCATGCGCTGGCTGAATACAAGCTGCGAATGGCTCTTGGAGTGAAGGCGGAAGAACCGGAAGGCGAGCTGACACTTGAGATGGAACAGTGTACGGAAGATTACGTGGCCTTCATCTTAGATGAATTGGAACTCTTGAAACAGGGGACAAATGAGCCCATTATCCTGATTGAGCAGATGGTTGATTTTTCCCACTATGTGCCAGAGGGCTTTGGGACAGCAGACTGTGTCCTAGTAGCTGAAGGACTTCTTCATGTCATGGATTTTAAATATGGCAAAGGCGTGCTGGTGGAAGCAGAGAACAATCCGCAGATGAAACTCTATGCTTTAGGAGCCTTGGAACTCTATGACGCTCTTTATGATATTGAAGAAGTCAAGATGACCATTTTTCAACCAAGAAAAGGCAATATCTCCACCGCCATCCTGCAACGAGAAGATTTGCTGGACTGGGCAGAAAAGGAATTGAAGCCCAAAGCAGAATTAGCCTTTAAGGGAGAAGGGGAGGTCACCTATGGACCTTGGTGCCAGTTCTCTACTTGTAATGCCGTCCTTCGGGCACGGATGGACTATCATAAGCAGCTTGAAAAATTCCAGTTATCTTCTCCGCACTTATTGACAGATGGGGAGATTGAAGAAATCCTCGCTCATGTGGACGACTTGGTCAAGTGGGCGACTGAGATTAAAGACTATGCGACTAAGGTCGCCGTTGAATCTCATAAGTCTTGGGCAGGTTTTAAGCTAGTAGAAGGTCGCTCTATCCGGCAGTTTACGAATGAAGAAGCCGTTATTCAAGCGGCAGAAGCAGAAGGTTTCACTGATCTCTATAAACAAAGTCTCGTTTCTCTGACGGAACTAGAGAAACGGATGGGCAAGAAAGAATTTAACCGAGTCCTGGGACACCTGGTTCATAAACCGCAAGGGAAACTAACCCTTGTCCCAGAGAGCGATAAACGAAAAGAATATATTCCAGCGGCAGCTGAATTTGGAGGAAACTAATATGTCAAAAGAAACAAAAGTCATTGTGGCAGGTCGCCTGTCGTATGCTAATGTATGGGAACCACAATCTATTAATGGTTCCGAGCCTAAATACTCCGTGTCCGTCATCATTCCGAAAACAGATCAGGTGACCATTCAGAAAATCAAGCAAGCTGTGGAACTCGCCAAGCAAGAGGCGATTTCAAAATTCGGTGGGAAGATTCCAGCCAATCTCAAACTCCCTCTTCGTGATGGAGATATTGACCGACCGGATGATGAAGCCTATGCCAATAGTTATTTCATCAATTGTAATTCCAAGCAGAAACCCCAGGTCGTGGACCAACAGGTTCAACCAATCCTGGATCAAGCAGAGGTCTATTCGGGCTGTTATGGCCGGGTGTCGGTGATCTTCTACGGCTTTAATTCCAATGGCAATCGTGGAGTAGCAGCGGGACTCGGTAATATCCAAAAGCTGAAAGATGGAGAGCCGCTTGGCGGTCGGGTTCGAGCTGAGGATGAATTTGGCACGATTGAAGACGACGATTTCTTGGCTTAGAAGAGAGGTGGTGCTCCACCTCTTTACATAGACGGAGGAGAAATGAGAACACTCAGTATTGATATTGAAACTTATTCAGATGTGGACTTAACCAAATGCGGTGTTTATCGTTATGTGGATAGCCCGCAGTTTGAAATCTTGCTCTTTGCCTACAAGATCGATGAAGAGAACACACAGATTGTGGATCTAGCTCAGGGAGAAGAACTTCCCAAAGGCATTCTTTCTGCTTTACGAGATGACGCTGTTGTCAAAACCGCCTTTAATGCCAATTTTGAGCGGGTCTGTCTTTCCAAGTATCTCAAACAGAAATTGTCTGCCCGCTCTTGGTCTTGTACTGCTGTTCAGGCCGCAAGTCTTGGTCTACCCTTATCTCTAGAAGGAGTGGGGCGGGTTCTGAACATAGAAGAGCAGAAGATGAAAGAGGGCCAGCGTTTGATCCGTTATTTCTGTCTGCCTTGTAGACCGACCATAGCGAATGGAATGAGAGAGCGTAACTGGCCACACCATGCGCTAGAAGATTGGGAACTCTTTAAACGCTACTGCAAACGAGATGTGGAAGTGGAACAAGCGATTAGAAAACGGCTGAGCAACTACCCGCTACTTGAGAGTGAACAACTTCTTTATCAACTAGATCAAGCCATCAATGATCGAGGCATTGCGGTTGATCAGGAGCTGGTGAGTCAGGCTATTCTGGGGGATTTGTCCTATAAAGAACAAGTGACGCAACGAGCCTACGAGCTAAGTGGTTTAGACAATCCTAATTCGGTTTCCCAGCTCAAAGGTTGGTTGGAAAATCAGGGAGTCTTTATGGATTCACTGGGAAAGAAGGATGTGGCCAAGCAATTAAAAGAAGTAGATGGCGAGATCCTTGAGATGTTAAAGCTTCGTCTCTTAATGTCCAAGACTTCTGTGAAGAAATACCAGGCGATGGAGCGCTGTGTTTGTTCGGACGATCGAGTACACGGCCTGCTTCAGTTCTATGGGGCTAATCGCACGGGTCGCTGGGCCGGGCGGCTAGTCCAGGTCCAAAACCTGCCACAGAATAAACTGAAGGATCTAGACTTGGCTCGCACTTTGGTTAAGGATGGCCAATTGAAGGCCCTGGATCTTCTTTATGACAATGTCCCCAATGTTCTCTCGGAATTGATCCGGACAGCCTTTGTGCCAAAGAGTGGCCATCAGTTCATTGTGGCAGATTTTGCGGCGATTGAAGCGCGGGTCCTGGCTTGGCTGTCTGGTGAAACTTGGCGGTTAGAGGTCTTTGAACAAGGCGGGGACATCTACTGTGCATCGGCTGCTTCCATGTTTGGGGTGCCGGTGGAAAAGCATGGTGTGAATGGGCATCTGAGGCAAAAGGGAAAGATTGCGGAGTTGGCGCTAGGCTATGGAGGCTCCGTTGGAGCTTTAAAGGCCATGGGTGCCCTGGATATGGGGTTAGACGAAGAGGAACTACAGCCTTTGGTGAACCAGTGGCGCATGGCCAATCCCCATATTGTGGCCTTCTGGTGGGTCATTGATAAGGCCTCAAAAGAGGTCTATGAGACTAGGGAACCTCAAAAAGTAGGGAATCTGCTTCTTTATTACCAGGCTGGGATGTTTTTCATCGCCCTTCCTTCAGGTCGCAAGCTAGCCTATGTCAAACCTCGGATGGAGCTGAATGCTTTTGGGAAGCCAGGGCTCACTTATGAAGGAATTGGAGAGAATAAGAAATGGAGTCGTATAGACACATATGGTCCCAAGCTAGTGGAGAACATCGTCCAGGGCATTGCCAGAGACTTGTTGGCTCATGGCATGATGCAACTACAGAAACAAGAACTTGACATTGTCCTTCATGTGCATGACGAAGCCGTGGTAGAAGTTAAAGAGGGAGAAGCTAGTGTTGAAGAAGTCTGTCAGCTATTTGCCACCCTACCAGACTGGGCGGAAGGACTCCCTCTAAGAGCTGATGGCTATGCCTGTCAATTTTATCAGAAAGATTAAGGAGGAAAGAATGGACCTTTCGATTTCGCTCGGAAATAAACGAACAGATAAGGTGTGGACACAAACGACCTATTCGCTAGAACAGTTTGAGGCGCGGATCTCAAGGACGATTCGCACAGCAGAAACGGTAGCCGAGTACCAAAGGCTGCCTAAGGCTAAGCAAGATAGCATCAAAGATGTGGGAGGTTTTGTTCTTGGACGGCTGGATAAGGGGAGGCGGAAAAAGGATGCAGTTCTTGCGCGTTCTGCTCTGACGCTGGATATGGACTTTGCGACTCCCAGCATTATGGAAGAGATTGAGCTTTTCTTTTCCTTCTTTGCTTATTTCTATTCGACCCATAAGCATACGAGTGAGCATCCAAGACTGCGGCTCATTATCCCTTTATCACGAGAAGTAACGGCTGAGGAATACCAAGCAGTCGCAAGAAAAGTGGCTGAGGATATTGGGATGGAGCTCTTTGATGATACGACCTATGAACCGAGCCGCCTCATGTACTGGCCTTCCACCTCACAAGACGGAGCATTTGTTTTTAAGAAACTTGAGGGAGATTTCCTCAACCCTGATCAAGTCTTGGCCCGTTATCAGAATTGGAAGGATACGACTGAGTGGCCGGTATCCAGTCGGCAGAATAAACTGCTGGAGCGGGCCATGGCCAAGCAATCAGATCCACTAGAAAAGACGGGCTTGATTGGGGCCTTCAATCGGACTTACACGATTACAGAAGCGATTGAGAAGTTTCTGGGAGAAGTTTACAAAGCTTCCAGCATCCCAGGGCGCTTTGACTATGTCCATGCGACAACCAGTGCTGGTCTGGTCATCTATGATGATAAGTTTGCTTATAGCCATCATGCGACAGATCCTTATGGACATCGTTTGCTTTCAGCATTTGACCTGGTCCGTCTGCACCTCTTTGGGGATCAAGATGATGAGGACAAGAAGGATACCACCAAGCAGCCATCTTATAAAGCCATGCAGGACTTTGTATTAAAGGATGTGGCAACGAGGGAGACGCTGGCCAGAGAGCGCTTGGCAGATGCGACCCTCGAGTTTACAGATAGGGATAACTGGCAGTCGAGCTTGGAATTGGATAAGACGGGGCGCGTCAAGGACACGCTTTCTAATATTGCGACCATACTGCACTTTGATCCGAACCTACAGAATATTGTTTACAATGAGTTCAAAAATGTCATCGATGTGATCGGTGAGCTTCCCTGGAGACGCTCGCGACCAGGTTGGAATGATTCCGATCTGGCCAATGCCAAGCTCTATTTTGAGCGGGTCTATGGGATTTGGTCCCCGACCAAGTTCAAGGATGCTCTACTTGCAGTGGTCACATCCTACCGGATTTATCACCCTATTAAGGAATATCTGGAACCCTTGGAGTGGGACGGCATCGAGCGGATTGATTCGCTGCTTATTGTTTATCTGGGGGCCAAGGATACAGCTTATACCAGAGCTGTCATGCGAAAGACCATGGTGGCAGCTATTGCCCGGATCTATGAACCTGGTATTAAGTTTGATTCGATTCTTGTCTTAAATGGTCCGCAAGGACTGGGCAAGTCCACCTTCTTTTTTAAGCTGGGCCAAGAATGGTTCTCTGACTCCTTAGCCATTTCTGATATGCGCGATAAAACAGCAGCGGAGAAACTGCAGGGCTATTGGATCCTGGAGATATCCGAGATGACCGGGATACGGAAAACGGATGTGGAAACTGTGAAGGCTTTTATCTCTCGGCAGGACGATAAGTTTCGTCAGGCTTATGGAGTCAATGTAGAAAGTCATCCACGCGCCTGTATCATTGTGGGGTCAACCAATTCAGAAGGTGGTTTCTTACGAGATGTGACGGGGAACCGGCGCTTTTGGCCAGTGCGGGTGTCTGAGAACAGTCCTTTGAAGCCTTGGGAGCTAACAGATGTGGATCAACTGTGGGCCGAAGCCAAGGTCTATTATGAAGCGGGAGATGAGCTCTTTCTCAAAGGGACTGCCGAAAAAGAAGCCAATCGAGAGCGGCAGGAAGCGATGGAATCTGATGACCGGGAAGGCATTGTAGCTGAGTACCTGGATACCTTATTGCCAGATAACTGGGCCAAGATGGACTTATATGAGCGACGGACTTTCTTGGCTGGTAGTGACTTTGGCAGTCAGACTTTGAAAGGGACAGAGCAACGTGACCGGGTCTGCATTATGGAAATTTGGTGTGAGTGTTTTGGAAAGGAACGACAGAATATCAAAAAGGCTGATTCCTATGAAATTGAAGGAATTCTAAATAAGATCGGTGGCTGGAATAAGTACACTGGAAACACGACTGGTAAGATGAAATTTTCTCTGTATGGCACTCAACGAGCTTTTGTCCGGGTGTCGTAAGGCAACTTGGAAAGCCTTAGTTGGTTTCCAAAGGTTTTCGATTTTACCTTTTAGCAACCGAATGGGAAACCTCTCAAAGCCGTTGCCAATAGTGGTTTCTCTAGTACTAGTTTCCTTAGTTGCCTATTTTCTCTAAGAGAGTAGTGTTACTACTAGTAAAATAGGGGTAATGGGCACCCATACGCGCGTAAGGAGTTTGAACCCTTTTGGCAACCCTTATCGGAAACCCTGGGAGAAGAAAGATGCGAGAACGAGAAATTGAAGAAAAATTGAGAGTAGAAAGTAAAAAGCGAGGTGGCCTTGCCATGAAGTTTGTCTCACCTGGTTTGGTGGGAGTACCTGATCGCATTGTGGTTTTACCTCAAGGCCGGCTTGGTTTTGTGGAGTTAAAAGCCCCAGGAGAAAGGCCGAGAAGAATTCAGGTCAGGCGTATGGAACAGTTAAGAAAGCTAGGTTTTCTGGTTTATGTGCTGGACGATAAAGAAAAGATTGGAGAAATACTAGATGACATACAAGGCACATCCTTATCAAGAGGTGGCGACTCGATTCATTGAGGAGCATGAGACAGCTTGTTTGATTCTTGATATGGGACTAGGAAAGACCGTGATTACCTTAACGGCATTGTGGAATTTGATATTGGATTCATTTGAGGTCAGAAAAGTCTTGGTCATTGCCCCGCTTCGAGTGGCCAGTCATACTTGGAAGAGTGAGCTCGACAAGTGGGAGCATTTAAAGGGCCTTGATATTTCAATAGCCATTGGCAGTGAATCAGAACGGAGAGTAGCTTTATCACGCGTAGCCTTTATCTATACCATTAACCGGGAAAATATCGTCTGGTTGATTCAGAATCATCTCTTTGATTTTGATATGGTGGTGATTGATGAGCTATCTAGCTTCAAGTCTTATCAAGCCAAACGATTCAAAGCTTTACAGAAAGTTCGATTTAAAATCAAGCGCATGGTTGGTCTGACGGGAACTCCTGGAAACATCATGGACCTATTTTCTGAGATTGGCATTTTAGATGGCGGAGAGCGTTTAGGGCGCTTTATCACAGGATTTCGCAATCAGTATTTTGACCCCGACAAACGAAATGGTCAGGTTATCTTTTCTTATAAGCCAAAGGATGGCGCAGAAGAAGCGATTTATGACAAGATAGCGGATATGACGATTTCTATGAAGGCAGTCGATTATCTCAATATGCCAGAACGAGTGGACAATGAAGTACTGGTTGAAATGTCGGAGCATGAACTGGCTGTTTATAAAGAGTTTAAAACAGAGATGATGGTTTCTATCAAGGGGCAGGTACTTGATGCCGTAAACAGTGCCAGCCTTTCGAATAAATTACTGCAGATGTCTAATGGCATGGTTTATGATGAGAATCGAAAGGCGGTACTCTTGCATGATCAGAAGTTAGTGGCTCTTGAAGAAATGGTGGAGAGTATGAATAACCGGCCTTTGTTAGTCGCTTATTGGTTCCAGCATGATTTGAAACGCATCAAGGAACGTTTTTCAGAAGCTAGAGTGATTCAAAGCAATCAGGATATTGAGGACTGGAACAAGGGAAAGATAGTCCTTGGTTTGGTTCACCCGGCAAGCAGTGGTCATGGACTGAATCTTCAAGCTGGCGGTCATACCATTTGTTGGTTCGGCTTAACTTGGTCTTTGGAGCTGTACCAGCAACTTAATGCCAGGCTCTGGCGTCAAGGGCAGAAAGAAACGGTGGTTGTTCACCACATCATTACAAAGAGCACGATGGACGAACAAGTCATGAAACGATTGAAAGAAAAGGACATCTCTCAGCAATCCCTGATTGATGCCGTCAAATATGAATTGAGAGAGGAGGAAGCGGATGGATAAAATAGAGAGCCTTTTCTATGATTACAAGAACATGGAAAAGGAGATGAAGCTCTTACGTAGTCAGTTGGACCAGTTTGTCGGTATCTCAGAAAATGAGATGCTGGATACCATGGTCTATGGTCGGTCTGATGAACCAAGGGTACAGACCAGTAAGAATCCTTATCGCAGTGAGATCATTGCTTTATCCTACAAGGAAGAAACAGAGAAAGCCAATCGGGAGCTTTATCAATATTTGTCAAAGCGCTACTGTCGTTTAGTTCAGGAATTGCATTTTTTTGAAGTAGCTATCAGTCAGCTTCCAGATGATTTGGCGGAGTTTGTGACGGATTTAGTCATTGTGTCAGAAAGCTGGGACAATCTCATGGTCAAGTACCATATCAGCCGCAGTACCATTAGCAGGTGGAAGCAGAAAGCCATTAAGGAACTGCGATTGATTTATGCCATTAGAAACCAGCAGTTAGAAGATTTTTTACTTAGCTAGAGGAGAACCATATGTGCAAACGAGGCGATATTTATTACGTAGATTTTGGAAATCAGAAAAACAGTCATATTCAGCAAGGGATTCGACCGGCCATCGTCGTCAGCAATAATAAAGCTAACGATCATTCTCATTTGGTTACGGTTGTTCCTCTAACCAAGCAGGTTCAAAAGAAAAAGCACCTGCCTACTCATGTGTATCTACCTAAGAAAGTTTTCAAAGGGCTCAAATGGTCCAGCTTGGTTTTAGCAGAACAGGTCCTTACGGTGGATAAGTTTCAGCTGAAAAATAAGGTCATGACTATTCGAGAAGAAGCCTGGCTGGTGCGGATTGACCGGGCTTTACGGGTGCAGATAGGAGTTTAAAAAATTTTGAATAATCTTCGCTAATCACTTGATAAATAAAGAGTAGTACTGTAACATACATTTACAAAAAAGAAAAGGGGTAAAGCCATTAAAAAAATAAAGGAGGCAGAAACATGTGGCAAGAAGGAATATTTACAAGTCACAATCGAAAGGTGGTTTACCTAGCGAAGGTAAGCACTGAACCTTTCGAGGATGGAATAGACAACGGACGCATCTTTAAATTGGGAGTGGACGTAGACGGTGAGGAAGTCATTAGTTACGACAGGGGTTGGGAAATGTATCCGGAAGATAAAAGCCTAGAAGAAATTTTGGACCAGATTCTAGAACGTTTTCCAGCTTAAATATAGAGCGCAGAAATATTTGAAGTTTCTGCCTTAAAAATGTCTGAGATACAAGAAATGGTCATTTCAGGCATTTTTTTGTACATTTGAGAGGCTAGCAACCCCTGATCAGTTGTTTTTAGTTATACTAGAAGTACCAACAGAAAGAGGTGCTACACTTGAAAATCTTAGAAGTTGAAACCCTATCTACTTTATTTGTTTCAGGAGTTTATATCTACCATATCAAGTTTCAATTCTTAACACTTTATAATCAACAAACCTACAGCATGCAGGTTATGCCAGTGACAAAGGAAGCCATCTCAGATATGGCAGCATACATAATGGAGAATTATTACAGGCGCATGGTTCGTTGTTCATTTGCGTAATAGGTCTACTTAACGTATAATATAATGTAGATGAGATATTCTCATGTCATCACTTTGATGAGACAAGTGACGGTTCTGACTTGTTGGTAAACAAAAATTAACCGAGTGTGAAATGAGAATTTTTAATTTGAGTGGTCGGCTCATGGTCAATCTGATATTAATCTTGGACATAAGAGCCAAGCGGGTGGCAGATACCAGAATAAACCGACTAAAATAAATGGCTTACAGCTTGCTGTAGGCCGTTTTTGTTTAGAATGTGGAAAAAATTTTGCTAATCACTTGCATAACCCCCTTTCTTATTGTATAATGACTATAGAAAGAGGCGATTCACTGCCTATATCCCAAATGTGAGCGTTAAAGGAGGCGATTCACTGCCTATATCCCAAATGTGAGCGTTAAAGGAGGCGATTCACTGCCTACACCCCAAAGTGAAACTAAGCTAGGAGTTTCCTAGCTTTTTATATATAAATTACACGGAGAAACTCTAGTGAAGTTCTTAAACGATTCTATTGCTTTTTATGAAATTGACAATGATTACATTGAATATCTATATCAAGTTGATTCCAATGTATATTACCATCCTTCTTACAGAGCAACGATAAAGCCATACGTAGGTATACTGGTTGATATTGGAAATATCAAGTATTTCATTCCATTAACGTCTGCGAAGAAAAAGCATAAAAAGCAACCAATGCGAAGTCGTGATTATTTAATGATTTACGATTTAGTTGATAAGAACTCCAATGAGAAAAATGCAATTTATCGTGATCATCCAAACTCATTAGATGAAAAATATCACATTCTTGCTGTCTTAGATATTAGAAAAATGATTCCAGTTGCAGAGGGAGCGTATAAGAAAATAGAATTCAAAACTCTTGAATTGAACTACCAATTCCTATTTTACAAGGAGCATAAGTTTTGTAAGTCCGAACAAGACAAAATCATCTCGTATGCGTCTAAAATCTATAGTAAGACGATAGCAAAAGGGAGCGCTCTGAGTAAATTTCATTGTGATTATGTTGCGCTAGAGAAAGCTTTGCAAAATTATAAATAAGTTAGAAAGACGTTTTAAATCGCGTCTTTTTTATTTGTCAAATAAAAACTGCAAAAATCAAAAAGAAGGAACTACCCCGGTACTAGGGTGGAACTAGTGCGGTACTAAAGCGTAACTACCCCGGAACTAATACGGTACTAAGTCGGTACTGCTTTGCACGAAATATTGTGATATGATTAAGATGTGAAAAAATATAGAGAGGGGTGAAGGCCATGCCAAGACGACCCGCTCTGCCTTGCAAGCATCCAAACTGTCCAAGGCTAGTGCCTTACGGTTCCAAGTATTGTGAGGAACATAGCCACCTTCATTCACTGGAAGTAAAGTCCACAAAGGCAAAAGGGTACGATTCACGATGGAACAAAGCCAGACTTCGTTTCTTGAAGATTCATCCATTTTGCGTACGGTGCCTGAATCGGAATCGTTACAGGCGGGCGACGGTGGTGGACCATATCGTTCCACATCGAGGAAATCAAAAATTGTTCTGGGATGAGGGCAACTGGCAACCTCTTTGTAAATCCTGTCATGACCATAAAACCATGACCGAAGACCATACTCCAATTTATGGATATGATTTTTAGTGAAGGGGAGGGGGGGATAAAATCTCTGTGAGCTGTCTCTCACAAGACCGTGGCCCCCTCAAACGTGCATTTTCGCAAAATGCAAAAGGGGTATATTTTTTGAAGAAATAAATAACTGAGAAACAAGCTGTAACAAGATGTTATGGCTGATTTTTCTTTCGTTTTATGGTTTAAAAGGTTAGAGATTTCAGTAAAGAAAGGAGGCAGAAATGGACGATTTTCAACGAAAACAGATTAGAAAACTACGTTCTGAAGGTTTGGGATACCAATCAATTGGAAAGATAGTCGGTTTGTCTAGGGATTCTGTTCGCAATTACTGCAAACGCAATCCGGAACTATTGGGCTATCGAAATGCCGTCACAAAGATGATGAAAGACCAAGCCAGCGGCCTTCCTTGTTGCCTTCACTGTAAAGAAACCTTTATCCCCAAAGGAACTGGGCGACCTAAGAAGTTTTGTTCAGATGCCTGTCGGAGATACTGGTGGCAGAACCATCCAGAATTACATCAGAAGCAAAATACAGCTTACTATGAATTGACTTGCAAACATTGCGGTAAGTCTTTTTTATCATACGGCAATGCGAACCGGAAGTTTTGTAGCCATGCCTGCTATATTCAATCTCGTTTTTACTAAGGAGGTAGTATGAAAGTCACACAAGATATGACATGGGTTTCTTTACCCGTTGACTCTTTAAAACCAGCAGCTTATAACCCACGAAAGAAACTCAAGAAGGGTGATAAGGAATACGAAAAAATCAAGAAATCCATTGTGGAGTTTGGTTATGTTGACCCGATTATTGTTAATTTCGATGGCACTGTAATTGGAGGCCATCAACGACTGACCGTCTTATCTGACTTAGGCTATAAAGAAGTTCAATGTGTTCAGGTTCGGATTTATGATGAGAATAAGGTGAAGGCTCTGAATGTTGCTTTAAATAAAATCACAGGCGCGTGGAATGAAGAACTTCTCGCAGACCTGATGGTGGACTTGCAAGATGCGGATTTCAATTTAGACCTAACCGGTTTTGAAGCCCCGGAAATCGATCAGCTATTTTCTAAGGTTCACAACAAGGAAGTGAAAGAAGATGACTTTGATGTAGATGGGGAGCTGACAAAACCGACTATCTCAAAACAAGGAGATATCTGGCATCTTGGGAAACACCGAGTGATTTGTGGTGATTCTACAAAGCTAGAAACTTATCAGCTTCTCCTGGGAGATAAGAAGGCCAACCTTGTCGTAACTGACCCTCCTTACAATGTTAATGTGGAAGAAACTGCGGGAAAAATCAAAAATGATGATATGTCCGATGCGGATTTTTATCAGTTCCTTTTTAACATGTTTGTCAATGTAGAACAGTCCATGGAGGATGATGCTTCCATCTATGTTTTCCATGCAGATACAGAAGGATTGAATTTCAGAAGGGCCTTTAAGGATGCTGGCTTTTATCTGAGCGGTTGTTGCGTTTGGAAAAAGAATGCTCTGGTATTAGGTAGAAGCCCTTACCAGTGGCAACATGAACCTGTGCTCTATGGCTGGAAACAAAAAGGAAAACACCAATGGTTTTCTGATAGAAAGCAGACGACCATTTGGGAATATGACCGTCCAAAATCCAGCAAAGAGCATCCAACTATGAAACCTGTTCAGCTCATGGCTTATCCGATTCAAAATTCTTCTATGCGAGGGACTCTTGTTCTAGACCCATTTTTAGGCAGTGGCTCTACCCTGATTGCGGCTGATCAGACAGGTCGAATTTGTTATGGCATTGAACTGGATGAGAAGTTTGTGGATGTTATTGTCAAACGCTACATGGAAGCAACAGAAAAGACGGATGTGAAACTAATCCGTGAAGGCAGGACCTTATCTTTTGAAGAAGCTGTGAATGAAATGGAGGAAGCACAATGACGATAACTTTTCTGGATTTCTTTGCAGGAATCGGTGGCTTTCGTTGTGGATTAGAGTTGACGGGAATGAAATGTATTGGCTATTGCGAGAAGGATAAGTTTGCAAGAAAATCATATGAAGCCATGTATGAAACGAAAGGAGAATGGTTCCATGACGATATCACAAGCATCAACCCAGCACAACTTCCAAAAGCAGATTTATGGTGTGCGGGAAGCCCTTGTCAAAATCTGTCTATCGCAGGAAAGCGAGCCGGATTATACGGTGAACGAAGTGGACTCTTTTTTAGATTTGTTGCTTTGCTCGAAAGCCAAGAAGAAAAGGATAAACCCGAGTGGATACTCCTTGAAAATGTTAAGGGACTTTTATCAAGCAGCCGGGGACGAGATTATCTCGACTATCTCTCTAGTCTGGGGCAAGCAGGGTATGACCTCGAATGGCAGATTTTTAATTCCAAAGATTACGGAGTCGCACAAAACAGAGAACGAGTCTATACTCTCGGACATCTTAGAAGCAGAGGTAGACGACAAGTATTACCTGTCCGCAGAGAAAGCAGCAGCCATCTTAAGCAGCTTATAGGTGGCATGCAAAGTTACAGAGTTTATGATACTTCTGGCATTTCAACGACTCTTGTTGGTGAGGGAGGCGGAGTAGGTGCTAAAACAGGACTTTATATGATTGACCAATCTTTGACAGCTCCCAAGGTAACAAATACAGCACGCTGTATCACTGCTCGCTATACATCAGGGGTGACAAAAAGAACAGCTATGAATACAGCAGTTTTAGAAGTTGCTGAGCAAGAGGGGATAAAGGTTCGCAATGGTACTAAGAAAGGTTATCAAGTTGCGAATGTTGGAGATTCAGTTGATTTATCTTATCCAGGATCCAGAACAAGAAGAGCACGAGTTGGAAAAGGATTGGCTCATAACCTTTCTTGCGGAGGGCAAATGGGAGCTGTTGTCTGGAAGGGAAAAACAGTTAAGATTCGAAGATTGACTCCTAAAGAATGCTTCAGGCTTCAAGGATTTCCTGATGAGTTATTTGAAAAAGCTTGTGCCGTAAATTCGGATGCTCAGTTGTATAAACAAGCAGGTAACGGTGTGACAGTATCAGTTGTATTTGCTATTGGGAAAGCCATTCTAAATGCGATAAAGGAAAATCATGACGAATAATCTTCCTGAATCAGAAACCAAGCATTATCTTGAAAAAATTGCTGTTCAATTGGAGTCGTTTCCATCGATATCACCAGTTTCCAAAATACAACTTCAGGAACTGCTTATGCATATTAAGAGGGCATTGAAGACCAATCAGTTTGGTTATCTAGAATTGAAATATATCAATCAAATGATTGAGCAATTGATTGTGGAGACCACTCTTGAAAGTCAAAAAATATTCGAATAATTATCTCTTGTGACTGGATAAATATGTATAATAGAGCTATTATACCACTGAACAAATTGAACCCCAAAGGAGAACAAAGATGAATGCGAAGATTGTAGAATTATTAAAAAAGCGGTATCCTGCTGGAACAAGGGTGCGACTCTTAAAAATGGAAGACCCGAATCCAGTGCCAATTGGTATGTTGGGAACGGTGGAAGATGTAGATGATATTGGTTCCTTGGTTGTTCAATGGGACAATGGCCGACAACTCCATGTGTTACATGGTATTGATGAAGTAGAGAAAATCGATTCATAAGAAATTAAGCCTTCGGGCTTTTTCTTGTGGGCTGAAGGGGGTGAGGGCATGGCACAAAAGGGCAGAAAGCCCAAACCAACCAGTTTGAAAATCTTGGAAGGTAATCCTGGCAAGCGCCCCCTTCCAAAGAATGAAATTCAGCCTAAGAAGAAAGCCCCTAGATGCCCTTCCTGGCTTGAAGAAGATGCTAAAAAAGAATGGAAGCGTATAGGTAAAATCCTGGAAGGGTTGGGACTTTTAACTGATATGGATATGATGGCTTTTGCGGGTTACTGCCAAGCTTATGCACGCTGGAAGGAAGCAGAAGAGTTTCTTTCAAAACACGGCTCTATCATCAAAACTCCCAATGGCTATCTCCAACAAGTGCCACAAGTTTCCATTTCTCAGACCAATCTCAAAATCATGCTCAAGTTCTGTGAGCAGTTTGGCTTAACGCCATCTGCCAGAACACGGCTGGCTTCAATGGATACAGAAGTGGGTTCAGGAGATGAAATGGAAGATTTACTTGGAGGTCGCTTATGACGTATCACTATATCCCTTCTCCCTTCATGCTTCCAACTTCTCATTATGATGAGAAAAAGGCAGACCGGGCAGTAACCTTCATTCAGAATCTCTGCCACACCAAAGGGCGCTGGGCGGGACAGAAATTCTTATTATTACCCTGGCAGGAACAAATTGTACGTGACCTTTTTGGTATCGTAAAGGAAGATGGGAATCGACAGTTCCTGACGGCCTATGTAGAGATTCCCAAAAAGAATGGGAAGTCTGAACTGGCTGCTGCAATTGCTCTTTATCTCTTATACGCAGATGGGGAAGCCAGTGCCGAAGTGTATGGAGCAGCTTGTGACCGAAATCAGGCTTCTATTGTTTTTGATGTGGCCAAGCAAATGGTTTTGATGAGCAGGGCTTTAGAAAAACGCTCCAAAGTCATGGGTGCCACTAAACGTATCATCAATTATTCCAATGCAGGCTTCTATCAAGTATTATCGGCTGAAACTGGAACCAAGCATGGACTCAATGTATCAGGTTTGGTCTTTGATGAAATCCATGCCCAGCCCAATCGTCATTTGTATGATGTCTTAACCAAAGGGAGTGGTGATGCCAGAGAGCAGCCCCTCTTTTTTATTATCACGACAGCAGGAAATGACAAAAACTCCATCTGCTATGAACTGCATACCAAGGCCTTAGATATACTAAAGGGGCGAAAAAAAGATAGTACCTTTTATCCAGTTGTTTATGGCCTTTCAGAAGAAGATGATTGGAACGATGAAGAGAATTGGCTAAAGGCTAATCCCTCCCTTGGTCATACAATTGGGATTGACCGGGTTCGAGAAGCTTATCTGAATGCCTTAGATAACCCGGCAGAAGAAAATGTATTCAAGCAATTGCGACTCAATATCTGGACCAATTCAGCTGTGACTTGGATTCCGGAACATATCTACGATAAAGGAAGACAGCCGATTGATGTTGAGAGTCTCAAAGGAAGAGATTGTTATGCTGGTCTGGATTTATCTTCCACTTCAGATATTACAGCCTTTGTCCTAATCTTCCCACCAAGAAATGAAGCAGAGAACTATCAAGTTCTTCCATATTTTTGGTTGCCTGAAGAAACCTTGGTTCTTAGATCTAGACGAGACCATGTGTTGTACGATGTCTGGAAAAAGAAAGGATTTCTTCTTACCACGGAAGGGAATGTTGTTCATTATGGATTTATTGAACGGTACATTGAAAAACTGTCCACTATCTATCATATCAAAGAAATTGCCTATGACCGCTGGAATGCGACACAGATGGTTCAGAACTTAGAAGGCATGGGCTTAACAATGGTTCCATTTGGTCAGGGCTATAAGGACATGAGTCCACCTTCCAAAGAGTACTATAAACTTATGATGGAAGGTAAAATCCAGCATGGAGGTCATCCGGTTCTAAAATGGATGGCCCAAAACGTAGTCATGAGACAGGACCCAGCCGGAAATATTAAGCCTGATAAAGAAAAATCTGTCGAAAAGATTGACGGGATTATTGCGACCATTATGGCTTTAGACAGGTGCATTCGACATCAAAAGAATGACGGTAGTATTTATGATGAGCGAGGAATCTTATACTTTTAAATTTATTAGATTTTCCACAATTGAAAGAGTGATTGTAAAGCATCTCAAGCGAGGTGCTTTTTTTCATGCCTAGAAAAGGAGATGACTATGGGAATATTGGAACGATTAGGACTAAAACGACAGAGGGGAGAGCCCAAAAATAAGTATGAAGGGAATGACTTTTCGCTACTCTTTGGTCGAACCACGAGTGGGAAAACGGTCAATGAACGGACGGCATTACAAACGACAGCGGTCTATGCCTGCGTAAGGATTCTGTCAGAGACCATTGCATCTTTACCTCTTCATGTTTATCGATACACCGAAGGAGGAAAAGCAAAGGATACGGAACATGTCCTTTACACGCTTTTGCATGATGAGCCGAATCCTGACATGACATCTTTTGTCTTTCGGGAAACCTTGATGAGCCATCTCTTGATCTGGGGAAATGCCTATTCTCAGATTCTTCGTGACCGTTCAGGTCAGGTGATTGGACTGTATCCTTTGCTGCCGGATCAGATGAGTGTTCACCGTAGTGAAAAGGGCAAGCTCTATTATGTTTACAATCGCTATGAGGAAGACAATCCTAATTTTCAGGAAAAAGGGAGCATCGTCTTATCACAAGAAGAAGTGCTTCACATTCCGGGATTAGGGTTTGATGGTCTGATTGGTTATTCTCCGATTGCTCTGGCAAAGAATGCAGTGGGGATGACACTTGCTTGTGAAGAATATGGCGCTAGTTTCTTTGGCAATGGGGCTAACCCTGGGGGAGTTCTCGAACACCCGGGTATCTTAAAAGACCCAGGAAAGGTCCGAGATTCCTGGAATGCAGTCTATCAGGGGACACGAAATGCTCATAAGGTCGCAGTCCTGGAAGAAGGGATGAGCTATAAGCAAATTGGCATTCCGCCTGAAGAAGCGCAGTTCTTGGAAACACGCAAATTTCAAATTAATGAGATTGCGCGTCTCTTTCGGATTCCACCGCATATGGTAGGAGATTTAGAGAAGTCCAGTTTTTCTAATATTGAGCAACAATCTCTTGAGTTTGTTAAGTATACCTTGGACCCCTGGGTGGTTCGGTTTGAACAGGCTTTTAAGAAAAGTTTGCTGCTGCCGGAAGAGAAGAAGACCCATTTCATCAAATTTAATGTGGACGGCTTGCTTCGTGGGGATTACCAAAGTCGGATGAATGGCTATGCGATTGGCCGACAAAACGGTTGGCTATCAACCAATGACATCAGGAAGTTAGAAGAACTTAACCCTATACCGTCAGAAGAAGGTGGTGACCTTTATCTCATTAATGGAAATATGACCAAGTTAAAGGATGCAGGAGGATTTATGAAAAACAAATCAAGAAGGAGAGAGTCATGAATAAATTTTGGAATTTCAGCGAGGATGAAATGGGGCGCGTACTGCATCTAAATGGCACAATCGCCAGTGAATCCTGGGTGGATGATGATGTGACTCCACAAATCTTTAAGAATGAACTCATGAGTGGCAGTGGTCCATTGACCTTATGGATTAATTCACCGGGTGGAGATGTCTTTGCGGCAGCCCAAATCTACAACATGTTAATGGACTACAAAGATGACGTGACCGTCAATATTGATGGCATTGCAGCTTCGGCAGCCAGTGTCATTGCTATGGCGGGAACCACCGTCAATATGAGTCCAGTAGCTATGATGATGATTCACAATCCGATGACAGTCGCAATTGGCGATTCTAAAGAAATGGAGAGAGCCATTGCTATGTTATCGGAAGTCAAAGAGTCCATTCTCAATGCCTATGAAATTAAGACTAGTTTATCTCGGGTACAGCTATCCCACTTGATGGATGCTGAGTCTTGGTTTAATGCTAAGAAGGCTCTTGAACTTGGATTTGCGGATTCTATTTTGTATGAGCCTGCACCTCATGAAGATGGGACGGTTCAAAGTATGATGTTTAGTCGAGCAGCGGTGACCAACCAGCTGCTTTTAAAATTGGCTGATAAAAAACCTCAGCCCAAAACACCAGTTTCTCAGTTAGAGAAACGGTTGTCACTCTTGAAATAAGAAAGGAATAACCATGAGTAAAATTTTACAATTGCGGGAAAAACGAGCACAGGTATGGGAGAAAGCAAAAAGCTTTCTGGATACCTGTCGGGATGATAAGGGGCTGGTTTCTGTAGAAGATACGGCCCGTTATGAAGAAATGGAAGATGAGGTTGTTCGCCTTGGTAAAGAGATTGAACGCTTGGAGCGGCAGGAAGCACTGGATAAGGAATTAGCCAGTCCGGTTAGTCAAGCGATTGTTGCCAATCCAACTGTAGGCGGAGGAAATCCAAAAGGCGGACGTTCCTCTAAAGCCTATAACACAGCTTTTTGGAACAATATCCGCAAGAAAAACTTCTATGATATCGAAAATACCCTCAGTATTGGAGACGACTCACGTGGCGGTTACTTGGTTCCAGATGAATATGAGAAACGCCTGATTCAGGCTCTTCAAGAAGAAAACTTCATGCGGAGTCTTGCAACGGTCATTCAGACTTCAAGCGGGGAGCGGAAGATTCCAGTTGTGTCAGGGAACGGTGAAGCCACTTGGATGGATGAGAACTCTAAGTTTAAGGAATCAGAAGATACCTTTAGTCAAGTAACGCTTGGTTCCCATAAGGTTGGAACAGCCATTAAGATTTCTGATGAGCTGCTCTATGATTCCGTCTTTGATTTGGAAAGCTATATGGCTAATGAATTTGCTCGTCGTATTGGTGTGAAGGAAGAAGAAGCTTTTCTGATTGGTGATGGAACAGGTAAGCCAACTGGAATTTTTCAAACGGTCACTGAAGGGGCGACTAGTGGTGGTGCGACGATTACCTTTGACGATGTCATGGATTTGTATCACTCGCTTAAATCACCTTATCGGAAAAATGCAGTATGGATTTTGAACGATTCGACTGTCAAAGCCTTACGGAAACTCAAGGACAATAATGGCAACTATATCTGGCAGCCATCTGTTCAAGCTGGTGTACCAGATATGATTCTGAATCGTCCTTATTTCACCTCTAGCTTTGTACCAACGATTGATACAGGTAAGAAAGTTTTGGCTTTCGGTGACTTTTCTTACTACTGGATTGCGGACCGTCAAGGACGTTCCTTTAAGCGTCTGAATGAGCTCTATGCAGAAAGTGGTCAAGTTGGCTTCCTTGCTAGTCAGCGTGTGGATGGTAAGTTAATTCTGAATGAAGCGGTTAAAGTTTTGACCATGAAATGAGGCTTCTCATGAAGATTAGTTTGGAGGAAGCAAAGAACTATCTAAGGGTTGAACACTCAGAGGATGACCACTTGATTCAAGTCATGATTTCTGCCAGTGAAGAGTTGTGTTCCAGTATCCTACGCAAGAATCTGGAGGAAGTGACGGAGGAGAAAGAAGTTGACTTCCTTCAGACGATTGTTTTGTTTGGGACAGCTTATCTTTACGAGCACCGAGAAGAAGGAGGGCAGGAGAGTTTGGTAGAACTCCTCAAGGCTCTTCTTTCTGCTCACAGAAGGGATGTGTTCTGATGAAGATAGCTCCATTAAGCAAACGGGTTTTCTTTGAAAAACGAGTCATTGTGAAAGATGCTATTGGCAATGAAAGCAGTCAGTGGCAGCAATTGTTTTCTAGGTGGTGTTCCTGCAAGGTACTTCTTGAAACGGAAGGCACTGCAACAGTAATGGTCAAGAATATTCATCAGTTACGCTTTACGCTGCGCTATGACCCAGCTATTCAAGAGTTGGATAGTAAAACCACTCGTCTACGCTTTGATAATAAGGTTTATAATATCAAGGCCATTGATTCGTTGACTTATCCTCAGAAGATAATCCTGATAGATGCGACAGAGGAGGTACAATATGCCAACAATTGACCCGTCTGACCTAGCTCGGGTTGTTCAAAAGGAGTTAGAAGATTATGTTGAAAGGTCTACTGAAACAGTGAAAGCAGTGGTGGAAGACAGTACGCAGGAAGCCGTCAATGAGTTAAAGCAACATTCTCCAAAAAATCGGGGAAAATATGCTCGAGGATGGACCTCTACCGCGACTAAAGAAACGAATCTAGCTTTGACAAAAACGATTCATAATCGAACACCAGGACTGACGCATCTCTTAGAAAATGGTCATGCCAAACGAGGCGGTGGTAGGGTTGAAGGAATTCGGCATATTGCTCCTGTTGAAGAAAAGATGATTCGACAATTTGAAGAGCGCTTGAAGGAGAAGTTATGAAAAAAGATGAGTGGTTTCCATTTTTAAGCAGTCTAGGTTTGTCCTGTGCTTACCACCATTTTGAGGAGGGGCATAGTCCAGCTCCTCCCTTTTTGGTGTATTGGTTTCCTGCTTCTCAGAATTATGGAGCAGATAATCTGGCTTATCACAAAGGAAGTCAAGTCAGACTGGAGCTTTATACCGAGAAAAAAGACCTTGGTTTAGAAGAGAAAATAGAAGCGGCACTCGACATTCATTCTCTCTTTTTTGACAAGGAAGAAACCTATCTGGATACAGAAAAGCTGTATCAGGTTATTTATCATTTAAGTCAATAGAAAGGAAAAATCCGATGGAGAAAAATAAAGTCACCTTTGGTTTGCAGGATGTCCATTGGGCAGAAGTGACCAAAGAAGGAGATGATGGGTCGCTGACCTACGGAGCAGTGGAGCGACTTAGGGGTGCCGCAGAGCTGACCTTGGAGCCACAAGGCGATTCTGGTTCATATAAAGCAGACAACATCAATTTTTATACGACAGAATCCAATGATGGCTATGAAGGAACTCTGAAACTGGCTCTTTTGACACAGGAATTTTTGACCCGAGTGTTGGGAGAAACTATCGATGCCCAGAGTAAAGTCATCTCAGAAATTGCAAGCAGCGAAAAGAAAAACTTTGCTTTAATGTTTCGCTTTGAAGGGGATAAGAAAGAAACGCTTCATGTGCTCTATTATTGTTATGCAAGCCGGCCAACCGTTGCTTCTAAAACAAAGAGCGGTTCAGACATCAACGAAGTAGAATTGAAATTCAAAGCCAGTCCTCGGCCGCTGGATAAAATCGTCCGTCGCAGGACCACAGAGGATACCCCAGAAGATGTCAAAAAGACTTGGTTTACAAAAGTCTATGAGCCAACTGTGAAACCGGGAGGTTAATCATGCGGAAAACGATTCAGTTATCAGGTAAGAAAATTGAGCTTGCGACCAATGCTTACACACCAATTGCCTATAAAAAAGAATTTGGAAAAGATTATTTCCAGGACCTGTTTCAAATGTTGCAGGCTGAGTCGATTCTAAAAAAAGTTGAACAGCTAGAAGAAGGCAAAACTTTATCTGCATCTGATGTGGATATGAGCATGTTAGCGGATTTTGATATGACGTTTTTCCACCGGCTCTTTTGGGTTTTTGCCAAATCAGCTAACCCATCTATTGAACCTTTTGAAGAGTTCTTTATGGGCTTAGAAGAATTTCCGCTTCAAACAGTAGGACCGGTTCTGATGGAATTGTTAAATCAAGGGATGACAACCAGAAAAAAGTCGATGCGTCGGAAGAAGCGAGCAGCGAAACCTTCACGGTAGAATCCTATCTTCACTGTTGTAAAGAGACAGGACTATCCATGTCAGATTTAAAAGAGATAACGATTGGCATGGCACTGGACTATCAGACAGACTATGTGGAAGTGCGTACTAAAGAAGCAGATAGAACTCGCAAGGCTACGCAGGTAGACTTTGATAATTTTTGATGTGGTGGTAAGGAGGTGACGGTATGGCTGGAACGATTAAAGGAATCACAATTGAAATTGGAGGCGATACCCAGCCCTTACAAAAAGCTCTAAAAGGGGTGAACCACGAAGCCTTAGAAGCAAGCCGAGAGCTGAGACAAATTGATAAGGCACTAAAATTTGACACAGGCAATGTCACTCTCTTAACTCAGAAACAAGAGGTTTTAGCCAAGCAAGTTCAAACAACCAAAGAGAAGCTAGAGACACTACGTCAAGCCCAATCTCAGGTAGAAGCTCAGTTTCAAAGCGGGAAAATCGGAGCTGATCAGTATCGGGCTTTTCAAAGAGAGGTCGAAATCACTCAGAACACTCTCAAAAGCTATGAAAATAAGCTAGAGGGTGTCAACCGAGCTTTGGAGCAAAATGGCTCCAGTGTCACCAGCAACAAAAGTAAACTAGCTGCTTTAGGAGCTGAACAAAATCAACTAGCATCAGAGAGTGAGAAAGTCGCTTCCTCCTTTAAGTTGCAAGAAAGTCAGCTAGGTCGTAATGCCAGTGAATCTGAAAAACTGGCCCTTGCTCAGAAAAAGGTTGCGGCTCAGTCAGAGATTGTCGAGAAACAGATTGCCAATTTAGAACGACAGTTAGAGTTGACCAAGGCTGAATACGGTGAGAACTCAGTTGAAGCCAATAAGCTAGAGAAGTCTCTCAATGAAACCAAGACGGCTTATCATCATTTGCAAAATGAGATGGGCAGCATGAGTGGGGCAAGTGATAATGCCAACCACAGCTTAGCAGAAACTAACAATCTACTAAGGTCTGAGATTCTAGCCAACTTCAGTGAAAAACTGAGCGAAATCAGTCAGAAACTGATTGACTTCGGAAAAGCAACACTGGAAGCTTTTCGGGAAGTGGACGAAGGGATGGATATCATCGTCACCAAAACTGGTGCCAGTGGAAAAGCGCTGGATGAGATGACAGATATTGCAAAAGGTCTTGCGACTGAAATTCCAACGGACTTTCAAACAGTGGGCAGTGCTGTTGGTGAGCTTAATACCCAATTTGGGTTGACTGGTGATGCCTTAAAGGACGCTTCTGCGACTTTGATTAAGTATGCGGAAATTAATGGTTCGGACGTGACGGAATCAGCTATTTCTGCAAAACAAGCTATTGAAGCTTATGGACTTGAGACGAGTGATTTAAATCGAGTCTTAGATACTGTCACTTATACGGCCCAGGCGACTGGTGTCAGCGTTCAGGATTTGATGACCAAAGCCATTCAAGGTGCTCCACAAATTAAGGCTTTAGGACTTTCGTTTGATGAGGGCGTGGCTCTTATGGGGCAGTTTGAAAAAAGTGGGGTCGATTCTTCGGCTGCTCTTTCTTCTCTCTCCAAAGCAGCAGTCAACTATGCAGCTAAAGGAAAGACACTGAGTGAAGGCTTAAAAGAAACGGTCGAACAAATCCGAAACAGCACTAGTGAAACGGAAGCCTTAACGCTTGCATCCAGTATCTTTGGTACTAAAGCTGCTCCACGGATGGTGGATGCCATTAAGCGGGGGGCTCTATCTTTTGATGATTTAGCGGGAACCGCAGAAAAAGCAAAGGGAGTGGTTGCTTCCACCTATGAAGCAACACTTGACCCTATTGATCAGTTCACCTTAGCTCAAAATGCAGCTAAAGAGGCCATGGCCGAAGTTGGAGGAGCGATTGCAGAAACCCTAGCTCCGTTTCTCCAACAACTTGTTCCGCTTTTAAAAAGTGTTGCGGAATGGTTCTTGAATCTTCCGGAACCTGTGCGGGAGTTCATTCTGGTTGTGGGTGGACTGGTGACTGTTGCGGGTATTCTCTTACCCATTATTGTAGCCTTACAAGCTGCAGCTTTAGCTCTTGGGACGACGATTGGAGGGATGTTAGCTGCGGCTGCTCCGATTGTAGGGATTGTACTTGCGGTGATAGCGGCTGTTGCTTTATTGGTCATTGGTATTAAGGAACTATGGGAACATAATGAAGCTTTCAGAACGGCTGTTACTGAAGCTTGGAATGCTATCTATTCAGCTATTTCTTTCATCGTTCAACAAGTCGTAGACTTTGTGATGGAAATTTGGGGAATCTTGGTTTCTTGGTGGCAGGAAAATCACCAGTTGATTCAAGATACTGCAACGACAGTCTGGAATGCCATTTCGACGGTAATCACCACCATTATGGATTTAATTGGGCCTTATCTAACAGCCGTTTGGGAGAATATAAAGCTCGTTGTCACAACAGCCTGGGATATTATCAAGACGATAATAGAAACAGTCCTAAATATTATTCTTAGCATTATCACATTGGTCATGCAGGTAATTACTGGGGATTGGTCTGGTGCCTGGGAAACCATTAAGCAAATTGTATCTACCGTATGGGAAGGGATTCAGTCCATCATTGGCACCATTCTTAATGCCATCTGGCAATTTATAGTGAATAGCTGGAACGGTATCAGAGATAGTGTTTCAAATATTCTATCAGCCCTTTCTTCTTTATTTTCATCCATTTGGAATGCCATTCAATCCACGGTGACAGGGATTGTTCAGGGGATTGCAAGCACACTATCTAATATCTGGAATGGTATCTTGCAGACCATATCAAATATCCTAAACAACATCTTCTCAACTGTTCGAAATATTTGGGATGGAATTAAAAATGCCATTTCTGGAGCGATTGATGGGGCTAAAAATGCCGTATCCTCTGCCATCAATGCCATAAAGAGTCTCTTTAATTTTCATATCTCTTGGCCGCATATTCCTTTGCCACACTTTAGTGTCAGTGGGTCGGCCAATCCGCTTGATTGGCTAAAAGGGGATATTCCACGGATTGGGATTGAATGGTATGCCAAGGGTGGGATTTTAACCAAGCCAACCATCTTTGGCCTAAATGGTACGAATCTCTTAGTAGGAGGGGAGGCAGGCAGAGAGGCGGTTCTTCCCTTAAACAGAGAAACATTGAGTCAGATTGGTCGTGGAATTGCTTCTACCTTGGATGCTCTGCCGCAGATTACCATTACGATTTCAGATGTTGTGATCAGAGAAGAAGCGGATTTAGAACGCTTGGCAGAACATGTAGCAGGAAGATTGGCAGATGAACTCACTAGGCAAAAACAACTGAAAGGATTGGGAATATGATTCGACACAATGAGTTGGTGATTGATGGGGTGCATACTTCCTCTTTCCCTTTTAAGGTGATTGTAGAAAACAGTCCACCGATTGTCATGAAAAGCAGCAAGACTCAGCTCCTTGAGCATAGAGGGATCAGTGGTGCCGTCATGGAAACCAACAAGCATCGCAATGTGATGGAGTTGACATTTAAGATTTATGTGGTCAAGCCAAGTGAAGAAGAACTTTTTCAGTTTTTGACTCTCTTTTCTAAAGAACAGTTTTGGCTGGAGAGCGAGCAGTTGAAAACAGTCCAACTCTGGTGCTATAAGGTCCTTGTTTCAAAAGTTATAAAGGACAAGCATGAGGTTTATGAGATGGAAGCGACATTCCAATGCCATCCCACAAAGTTCTTTAAAGATACAGATAGTCAGTCGTTCACTCAAAATGGTGCTCTGCGAACGAAGGGGTCGGCTTTGGCTTTTCCCAAATTGACAATAGTTGGAAACACCTCAACTGAAACCAGTTTTACGATTGGCAGTCAGGTTATTCGTTTGGAGAAAATAGAGTCTGGTGAAACACTGGTGATGGATAACAACCCTGACAAACCAAGTTTTAGAACCTTATCGGGAAAAAGCATCAAGTGGTCTGGTGACTTTTTAACGATTGACCCTTCAAAAGATACAACAGTGGGAGTCGTATTGGAAACTGGGATTCAGTCCATTCGTTTTGAGATTGTCTGGGGGTGGGCTTAATGCTTTATTTATTGGATAAGGAAGTACAGACCGTTAAATGGAACGGTATCCCCCTTTATGAAGCAGTATCTGCTAGGGTAAAGGAAACGTTGAATGGAGATTTTACCTTAACCCTCAAGTATCCCATCACGGACAGCCATCTTTATCGGCTATTGAAAGTAGATAAACTCATTAAGGCTCCTGTCCCTGAATTAGGAGAACAGCTTTTTCGTATTAAGAAACCAGTTGAAATGGATGACCATGTGGAGGTTCTGTGTTACCACATTACGGATGATGTCATGCAGCATTCCATCAAGCCAATTGGCAATTCTCAAGTAGGTTGTATGACGGCCTTGTCTAGCATGGTCCAGGCGGCTAAGACAAGTCTTGAGCCTTTTTCTTTCACAAGTGATATTACCAAACACAGGGATTTTAACACGGCTGATACAACTACGCTTTATAACGTCCTGTTAGATGGTGCTCATTCTATTGTCGGAACTTGGGAAGGAGAGCTTATTCGAGATAATTTCTCATTCTCCATTCAAGAGCACAGAGGAGAGAATCGTGGTGTCATTGTTACGACTCATCAAAACCTGAAATCATACAAACGGAATAGAAGTTCGCAAACTGTAGTGACACGTATCCATGTTCATTCGACCTTTAAACCAGACGGAACTAAAGAAGAGAAGACGTTAACCGTGACTGTTGATAGTCCTTTGCTTGATGCTTATCCCTATATCAACGAAAAAGAATTCACGAATAACAATCTTAAAACCCTTGAGGAATTGCAAAAATGGGGTGAGAGTAAATTCTATCATGATAAGATTGACCGAGAGCAAGATGCAATTGTGATAGAAGCCTATGAGCTAGATGGTCAAACGGTTCATTTAGCTGACTGGATTACTCTAAAGAGCAGAAAACACCATGTAGATGTCATCAAACAAGCAGTATCTTATGAATATGATGCGCTGACTAAAGAATATATCTCATTGACCTTTGATGATGCTGCAAAAGTAAGTAGCCATGGGAGCTCTTCAAATATAACTGCTACAGCACATTCCATTTTGAATCTTGTTAAAGTCAGTCAAGAGTTGATGATTGAACGAGCCTTAGAAAATGCCAATCGAGCCTTTGATGCAGCTTTTGAGAAGCAAGAGAGTATTGTATTAGATGGCATTGAAAAGGCAAAAGCAAAGGCAGAGGAAATTGCAGCTCAGACTCGTGAACAGATTCAGAGTTCGTTTACTGCTTTTACGAAAACGACAGAATCCACGCTTCAAGCGATTTCCCAAAAGTCAGAAGAAGCCTTGGGGAAGGTAGGAGCCACTCAGCAAGCTCTGAACAAAGTCCAAGAAGTAACGAATCGAACAATAGCAGAGTTGAAAGTTTTTCAAACAGAAACTCTTCAGAAAATGGGCACTTTTGTCAGTAAGACAGAAGTCAAGCAAACTCTATCCAGTCTTGAAACAACTCTCCAACAGGTTCAGGGGTATGTTTCAAAAGATAGTGAACGACGGGAACGACTGGAGCAGTATGTACGGACGGAAACAGCCAATCAGGCCAGAACTGTCCGAGAACAAGTAGCCAAGGACTATGTCGCAAAAGCCTCCTATTCAGAAGATGTGAAAGGCTTAAATCGTCGCTTTGAGAGTTTGCAAATTGGTGGGCGCAACTACATCCGTCATTATGATTTTGATGGTCTGTTGCCCCTCTCGTCTAATGTATCAGAATGGAAGTTTGAACGGGCACCGGATACGAATGCCAAAAGTGGATACTATCTCAAAGCTACTTGTACCAAAGCAGGAAATGGTGGCTTTCATAAGCCCATTTTTGATTTAAGGGGAGCTGAATGGCAAGGAAAGAAAATGGTCTATGCAGCTGATATGAAAGCGAGTCGGTCGGTAGTTGTTCGGTTTGGTTTTGAGACAGGTGGTGTTTCGACCGTGACACTTCAAACTGAATGGCATCGGTTTGTTCACCCTTTTACCGTGAAGTTTGAGAGATTTTGGTCCTGGGTATGTTATTCAAATGGCTGGCTTGTTGGCGATGTTCTTTATATTCGGGATCCACAATTGGAAGATGGGACAATTGCGACGACACCGAGTCCAGCTCCAGAGGATGACCGGCAGTACACAGAAACCAAGATTGCCTCCTATTCTCAAACAGTGGAGGGACGCATTTCAGAAATTTTGCAGGCAGTCAATGGCAAGACCAACAGCAGTGACTTTCAAAAGGTTCAGGAAACAGTTAATCTGTACTCACGGCTCATTGGCTCAAAGGAAGATAGTATCAAACATAACTTGGCTCAGATTGTCCTGACAGATTCTTCCTATGTGACCAAGGTGACGGATTTGACCCAGAAAGTTTCTACTGTTCAAACTCAGCTCGCAAACAGTTGGTCGGTTCAGCATTTGACTTCAAGTGGGGCAGTACTAAACAGTTTGAATCTATTAGCGAATGGAGTAAATCATATCCATGGTAGACTCACTCATATCACAGGACAAACTTTAATTGACCATGCTGTGATTAAGTCTGCCATGGTGGATAAGTTAAAGACAGCCAACTTTGAATCGGGATCAGTCACAACCGCAATCTTAAGTGCAGAAGCAGTAACGGCTGAGAAACTGAAAGTAGATGATGCCTTGTTTAACAAGCTATCTGCGACCGAAGCTTATCTGGGGAAGCTTTTCTCAAAGCAGGCCTTCATCAGTCAGGTGCAGTCGGTAACTTTATCTGCGAACAAGATATCAGGTGGTATCCTAACAGCCATTAACCGAGCTATGGAAATTAGTCTCAATGCAGGTCAGATTTTGTATTATACAGACCAAGCTGCCTTGAAACGAGTTCTGACTGGTTATCCAACCCAGTTTATTAAGTTTGCGACAGGGAATGTCGATGGCAAAGGAAGAGCGGGTGTAACTGTTATTGGCTCCAATCGTTATGGCACTGAAAGCTCCAATGATAGTGGCTTTGTCGGTATTCGAGCTTGGAATGGGTACAATATCGATTCACTTGATCTGGTTGGGGATGAATTATCTTTTGCCAGTTCTGCCTATGATAATAAAGATGGTTGGGTCATGACCACAACAGGAAAACTCCAACTGCGCCCGAGCAGGAAACAGGACAGAAGGGATTCAACCATTAATACAGGCGATGTTTGGCTCTATTTAGATACAAGCGGTAATTATGTCTCACTTCACGAGGTATTACAACGGATGTCTAATAGCATTGGGGCGCTCTATGAATACAGGGCTAGCCATAGTGAGGGGCATCCAGCCTGGTGGGATACCAGAAGCTTAGTGGGTCGTTTATAAGAAAGGAAACAAATGAACCAAGAAGAAATTAATCAGGCTCTTCGTTTAACGATTGAAGAACTGACCAGAAAGCTGGCTGATGAGGTAACATCAAAAAACCTCTTAGCTATTCAATTGACCCAGAAAGAGGAAGCTTACCAAGTTCTCCTTCAGAAGAAAGAGGAATTGGAAGCTGATCTCAAAGAAGCAACTACACCATTAAAAATAGATGGAGGAAAGAAAGATGGAAGAAAAGGAATTGCTACCTGATCTAAGTAGAATTATAGAACCTTTTGATTTAGTGGCGGCACTCACTTATATGCGCGAGAATGGTGAGTTCATTCGCTGCAAAAATGAGGGGGAAGATTTTTATATGTTCCGAGAAGTACAAAAGCGTCCCGTGATTAAAGAAGGTCGACGTCAGTTGATGGAAGTCGAAACAGTGGGAGCTCTTACTCAGTGGGGTGCGACAGTCCCTACCATTAATTTGTCTGAGTTATTTCATAAAAACTTTTATATTATGCAATTTGATGAAAAGGGAAATCCCGACTGGAGTGAACCGCATAGAAAGGAAAATGCATCATGAAGCAGTTAGTTTTTGCGAATAAAGTCCTATTTACTACGGTAGGAGGACTTTTAGGAAGTGTCTTTGGCGATTGGGATGGTTTTATTTTTGCCTTGATTGTCTTTATATCTATTGATTATATCAGTGGATTGATGGCAGCAGTTGTTGAAAAGAAGCTATCCAGTGCAGTTGGTTTTCGAGGACTGTTTAAAAAAGTTGTCATTTTGATGCTAGTGGCTATGGGGCAGATTATTGATACTCATATCTTGAAACAGGGAGGCATCATCCGCACAGCGGTTATCTTTTATTACCTGTCTAATGAAGGCCTCAGCATCATTGAAAATGCGGCTCGGATTGGTCTGCCGGTTCCTGATAAACTCAAGCAGACCTTGAAACAATTAAAATCGGAGGAAAAATAAGATGGCATTATTTGGAGTAGATATCAGTGAACACAATGGTTTTATTGACTTTGATCAGTTGAAGAGCAATGTTGACTTTGTCATTATCCGTTCGTCTTGGGGTAGCTTTGCGGAAGACCTGCGTGCACGGCGAAATGCATCTGAATGTGAGCGGGTTGGCATTCCGTACGGATTTTACCATTATAGCTATGCTCGAAATTTGGGAGAAGCACAAGCTGAGGTCAATGCCTTTTTGAATTTTGTCCGGCAATTTCATCCTTCTATGCCTCTCTACATTGACATGGAAGATGCGGACGGTTGGAAAGCCAACAATGGAGGTGTCTCTTGGGAGACTTCTACAGCAATTTGTCAACTGTTTTGTGACAATGTAGAAGCCGCTGGTTACTGGGCTGGTGTGTATGCGAGCCTGTACTGGTTCCAGAATATGGGCGACTTATCCCGCTATACGAATTGGGTAGCTCAGTGGCAGGTAGCTGCTTGTTCTGTTCCAACAGATATTTGGCAGTTTACCAGTGACGGAGTTGTTGGCGGTATCAGTGGTCGAGTGGATTCCAACTATATGTATAGGGATTTGCGTTCTGTTTATACCGGACAGGTACCAGAACCTCGGTCAGAAGTTCCGCAACAAGCAACAGCCCCAGTGTCGACTGGGACTTACACGGTTCAAGAGGGGGATACCCTATCAGCTATTGCGTCTCTTTATGGAACAAGTTATCAGGAATTAGCGGCAATCAATGGGATTGACAATCCTGACTTGATTTATCCGGGGCAAGTTTTGCAGGTTACGGGAAGTGCTCAAGTATCCAGTACTACCACCTATACCGTTGAAAACGGAGATACGCTTTCCGCTATTGCAGCTATGTACGGCACGAACTACCAGTACTTAGCGGCTATCAATGGAATTGAGAATCCGGATTTGATTTATCCCGGTCAAGTGTTACGAATTGAATAATCCATCAAGGTCTGTGTGGTTGTCCATGCAGGCCTTTTACATAGACAGCATTTCAAGTAGAAAAGTGCTTGAATGAGTGGGCTGAATACTTGATAAATTTGGCCTTTAGAGTGATATATAATAAGGAAGAAAGGAGAGTGGGATGAAGCCAGAAAAGAAACGAGTTTGTGCTTATGCGCGTGTTTCAACCATGACAGAAAAGCAACAAGATTCCCTCACCAATCAGCAATCCTACTATAATCATTTCTATCAAAATAAAAAAGATGTCGAGTTCATCGGAGTGTATTATGATCAGGGGATTTCAGGCAAACTGGCCAAGCGTCCAGGCTTTCAGCAGATGCTGGAAGATTGCAGGGCCGGAAAGATTGATGTCATTCATACTAAGTCCATTTCTCGCTTTGCCAGAAACACTGAGTTATTGCTTGCAGTAAGCCGGGAACTGAAAACTATTCAAGTGGATATCTTCTTTGAAGAACAAAATCTCCATACCTTATCAAACGAAGGAGAGGTCATGCTTACGGTTCTGGCTAGCTATGCAGAAGAAGAACTGCGCAACATGAGTGAGAACCAACGGTGGGCTTTTCAGAAGAAGTTCCAGCGAGGAGAGCTAGTGATTAACACTAAGCGCTTCTTAGGCTATGACAAGGATGAGAATGGCGAGTTAATCATCAATCCTGAAGAAGCTAAAATAGTCAAACGGATTTATAACCTTTATTTATCTGGTATGGGAGTTCATGTTATCGCAAAGCTATTCAATGAAGAGGAAGTTCCTACGGTAGACGGTGGGCGATGGTATTCAAGCACCATTACCAATATTCTAAAAAACGAAAAGTATAAGGGAGATGCAATCCTACAAAAATACTATTTTGCGGAAATCAAGGCCAAGCAACGGCTCAACAAAGGTCAGGTGCAGCAGTACCTGATTACAGATAACCATGAAGCTATTGTATCCAGAGAAGATTGGGAAGCCGTTCAAAAGCGTCTGAAACAGAATAGAAAGGCAAACCTAAGCATCGATTACAATCGGCGATATCCTTTGAGTGGCTTATTGAAATGCGAGCATTGTGGCTCTACTTTAAAACGGCAGAAGTACTACAAAGGAAAGGTTGTATGGGTCTGTAGCAAGTACATCCGAGAAGGGAAGGTCGCCTGCATCGGCATGCGCGTGCCAGACAGTGCAGTACAGGATTGGAGTATCCATGAACCCACAGTGGTAAAGGAGGAGAACATCGGTGGCAAAAAATATTACAGTTATTCCAGCAAAGAAAACGATACAAGTCGAGCAGAAGCAACACATTCAGAAAATCCGAATGGCGGCCTACTGCCGAGTATCCACCGACCAAGACGAACAGCTATCAAGCTATGAGAACCAGGTTCGGTATTACAAAGAGTTTATTAGGCAGAATCCTCTCTACGAGTTGGTTGATATTTATGCGGATGAGGGGATTTCAGGAACTAATACCAAGAAACGCACAGAGTTTAATCGGTTGATAGCTGACTGCCGAAAAGGCAAAGTAGATAGAATCATTGTGAAATCCATTAGTCGTTTTTCTAGAAACACGCTAGACTGCTTGAAATATGTCCGGGAATTAAAGGAACTTGGAATTGGGGTTATCTTTGAAAAGGAGAATATTGACAGTCTAGATGCCAAAGGAGAGGTGCTCTTGACTATTCTTTCTTCCTTGGCCCAAGATGAATCCCGTTCTATTTCAGAGAATGCGACCTGGGGGATTCGAAAGAAGTTCGAACGGGGCGAAATAAGAGTTAACACAACCAAGTTTGTAGGCTACGATAAGGGTGAGAATGGAAATCTAGTCATCAATGAGGAGCAAGCCAAGATTGTCAGACGAATCTTTCGGGATTTTTTACAAGGAGAAACACCAGAAAGTATAGCGAGAAGTCTAAAAGAAGAAGGGGTTCCAGGATGGAATGGGAAAGCTAACTGGTATCCCACTACGGTTCAAAGGATGCTTCAGAATGAGAAGTACATGGGAGATGCCCTCTTACAGAAAACCTATACGGTTGATTTTCTGACCAAAAAGCGCAGTGAGAATCAGGGACAAGTCAATCAATATTATATCGAAGGCAACCATGAAGCTATTATTGATAAAGAAGAATGGGAGTTGGTTCAGCTTGAGATAGAACGGAGAAACCAGTTTCGGCATGACAATTACATCAATTTTTACATTATCCAGTGCGAACAAAACCCATTCACCTGCAAAGTATTCTGTAAAGAATGCGGAGGTCTATTTGGCAGAAAGAACTGGACCACGAGCAGAGGGAAACGTCCTGTCTGGCAGTGCAATAACCGGTACAAGGTAAAAGGAATCCAGGGGTGCACTAATCGCCATATTGATGAAGAAACCCTGCAGCAAGCTTTCCTCAGAGCCGTAGAGGTTCTTCGAGAAAAAAAAGAAAAGCTACGAGATAAGTGGGATAACTTTAGAGAAGAACAAAAGCTGGAGAGGTACCATGCGGCTAAATTAAAGGAGACACTTAATAGTAATCAGGAAGAATTCAATGGAAGAAAAATGTGCCAGGTTCTCGAGAAGATTAGTCTTGGAGAAGACGGTAACATCACCGTTAAGTTTTTAGAAGGAACAGAAGTAAATTTATAAGGCTGTAGTTACAGAATGAGATACTGTCACTACAGCTTTTTTTCTATTTTAATGTTATAATTAAAGATAAGTTTTAAATTTTTAAAGTCAATTTTACATATATAAATTAATTTGACATGGAATATGTTATAATGATAAGGCACAAATTGATTTTTGGAAAGGAGGGCACATGTTTAAAATAGATAATAAGATTAAACAAGAAGCTTTGAATTTTTCAACTTTGCAAAACTGTTTAAAAATGACAGAAGGGAAATTTGAGCCAATTTTTGATTCATTTATAGAAGAATATAAAGGTAAAGAGTCATCTCCTATTTTAGATTATCTAGATTTGTATAGCGCTTATTTCAAAATCAATCAAGATCAATTAAATCATGAGTATGCGTTTGCTTTTTCTCAGTTTTCAAAATTGAAAGAAGCAGATGAGATAATAAAACGGGGGACCAGCGATTATCCAGATATGCTGGAATCAACAGAAAAATCACCTAGATTTTTATATATTAGAGGCAGAAAAAGTCTTCTATACGAATTACGAAAGGTTTCGCTTGTTGGTTCAAGAAATGCGACTGAAAAGGCTAAATACAACACAACTAGGCTAGCTCAAAAACTTGGTAAAAACGGAATTACTATAGTATCAGGCTTAGCAAAGGGAATTGATGTTTCTGCTCATAAAGCAGCGCTTGATTTAAGTTTAGATACTATTGCTGTAATAGGAACTCATTTAAATCAGTACTATCCAGCAGAAAACAAAGAAGTGCAGTTAGAGATAGAGAAGAAAGGCTTAGTAGTTTCTCAATTCTCTCCAGCATCTAAAACTCAACGGTGGTTCTTCCCAATGAGAAATCGGGTTATGAGTGCTCTGTCTCTTGCGACTATTGTTATGGAAGCAGGGGAAACATCTGGCTCTCTTATTCAAGCTGATTATGCTCTTAAACAGGGGAGATTGGTTCTTCTACCTGAGAGTGCATTAGAAAATAAACATATAACTTGGCCAGAGAAGTTTGTTAAAAAAGGAGCCAAAGTGATGCATAATCCTAGCGATGCACTAAAGATTTTGGCAGAGAGTAGTTTCTTTAAAGGGGAGTTTGATATTGATGAAGAATTTGAGCTTATCCCTTTGGACTTTTCGTTAGATATTATCTCTGAGGAGGGGGGAAATAGACTTGCTTAGAAATGTTAGTGAGATAAAAGGTATCGTTTTCCATATTTCTGAGCTTCCTCTTTTATCTACCGATGATTGGAGAGACATTCAGAAAATATATGAGTCCGAGTTTAATTGTCTGTTTTTAACCGACTTAGAAGGGCTGCCTGGTTTTATTGATGAAAGTGATATTATAAAAGTTGAAACAGTAAAAATGGTTCTTTGGCCCTCATTATCTCTTTTTGATCTTTTTAAGGAACGCCTCAATGCACGGACCTCTGAAATTATTTTAGTCTCTAAAGAGCCTCGATTCACTAAACGTTCAATGAAGTTATTATGCGGGGTCGTCTTGATAACAGAGAATATTTTGAAATATGAGCAATTAGACAATACCCCAGACGTTATACTCTACAGCTTTGATGAACTTTATGAAAAAGTAATTGCGAAAAATCTTGTGGGAAAAAATTATTTTGGTGAAAATCAAATCCCATTGTCGACCAGTCAATTCATTAGTAGATATATTCATTCATTATATCCTATTTCGGATTCTAAGAGAGTTCGACTGTTCTCGTTGGGGAGATATTATGGTTCTAAACATTATATGCATGAATTACACCCATATTCTAAGGCGATTATTTCTAATAAAAGCTCTAGCAGCAAGTTATTTGGTAAATTTAATACAAAACTTTCGGACCTTATTATCCAAACAATAGGGTCTTTTCCTGGTAGTTTTAAGCTTGATGCACTTTGTTATGTTCCTCCTCGTCCTAAAGAGGAAAGTAGATTTAGTGATATATTTGACCATATTTTTTCGAGAACTGATAAATGGTTACAACAACTAGAAGATATTTCACCATTTTTAATTGCGACAAGGGATTTTGAAAAACAAAAATATCTAAGCACTGGAGAACGGTTGACGAATGTAGAAAACGTCTTTACAGTAACAAAGGATTTAACCGGGAAAAACATTCTGGTCATTGATGATGTTGTCACTACTGGTGCAACACTAAAAGCCTGCGCGGAAGCTCTTTTTCAAGCTGGAGCAGAAAACGTGTCTTTTTTTGTCTTTGCGATTAATCAACGTGAGCAATCTGGCTTATTCTCTGAATATAGAGCAGCCTGTCCTGATTGTTCGGGAGACTTATATCTAAATATTAATTCAACTACCTACTTACCTTTTTATAGTTGTTCAGATTGTCAACGCACCTTTGATTTCGACCCTGTCATGGAAGATTTAAATCGAAGAATTAAATAATTTATGATTTAAGTCGGAAGTTTCTGTCTAGTATAGTTCAGAGTGTCAATTTATACCTTTAGAGATTCATTAAGAATTTTGTTTGTTAAATGATAGATAGTAGGTTCAATTTATGGAGAATAAAAATATTGGGGAAAAAATAAGTAAATTGAAAAATTTCTTAAAAGATTGTGATTGGGAATTCAAAAAATATATTGCTTCAGACGTCTATAATTCTTTATTAGAAAATGAAGATACAATAATTGATGCTCTGAATACAGTTAGGGAGTTTTATGCGACTGAGTCACTTATTTTGACTTGTGGTAAAGATGTAGACGTAGTAGACTTGAAAGAGAGTATTTCTCAAGTTTCTGAATTACATGATTTATTACTCAAGTTAGAGTTTATCTACGTTTATAAATTGACTGATATTTTAGAAATACCAAATTGTTCAGACAATTCTGATAGATTATTGGAATTTATCATTCTTTGTAGAGGAATAGAAGAAATCTTATTTTTCTTTTGGGATGTGTTTGATAGATATTGGGATAATTTCTTCGAATATATGTACGAGTTTGATTGGTATTACTGGCGAACGAGACGAGATTTGAGAGAAAATTTGGTTCATGGTGTGCTTGATGAAAGAGGCATTGAATTTTTGATTTTTTTGACGCGGAACCTTTCTAAAGTATTTTCAGGTCGTATCAATGCACTACAAAACAGTATGTTATCGCTTGATGGTTCTCTTCATTTTGTAAATATTAGAAATACAAGAATATTCCACAAAAGATTTCCTCAGAGAATAAAAAAGTATTTATCTAACCCAGATGATAAGATTTATAAGAAAGCGTTTGAAAGTTCTAATATCTCATGTTATGCTACGATTGAGTTTGACGGTGAAAAGTATATCGCTGTTAATGGTATTGCTTTAGATGGCAATAAAAATAGGATATTAAATGAATTTAAAAAGGTACTTGAATCCTTTGATAAAAAAAGTGTTAAGATTGTAGATATTGCGGATGGTGTTAGATATTATTTGAATGACCTAAAACGATATATTGAATATAAAGATTTTGTTTCACAAAATGTAGATAAGAAGAATAGGCGTATGTTTACTTGTTGTGAAAGAAAGTTATTTGCAAAACTTCGAGAAGAAAATAATGGAGTCGAAATAAAAGATATTTCCACCAGACAGAAAATTCATTTATCAACTACAAAGTCTCCTTGTGCAATGTGTCAAAGAGAAATCAAAGTTAATAGTTATAAAATAAATACATCTACTCTAGATACTACCCCACAAAATATGAATTTAACAGCGTATGATACTATCGCTGAAGGGATTTTTGATAGAATATGATGCTATCAACCGCAAAATAGAACAGATTTCAAATCTTGAACGGCAAATCAGTGATCTTCAATATAAAATGAGTAGCATAAGAAATCGAGAGTACATCAATAATATGTACCGGTGGATAGATGAAAAAAAGCCAAGATTCAAGAATTTTTTTGTAAATAATGTGGAGGTCTGTTTGGCTGAAAGAACTTGACCACAAGCAGAGGGAAACGGCTAGTCTAGCAGTGTGACAACCACTATAAGGTGAAAAGTGTTCAAGGCTGTACTAATCGACATATTGATAAGGAAACGCTTCAGCAAGGTTTCTTCAGAGCTGTAGAGATTCTTCGTGAAAACAAGGGAAAGCTAGAAAAGTGTGCAAACTTTATGAATGGATTTTAAATGGAGGTATCATTTTGAATTTTGAGTTTGGAACAGTCGATAAGTTTATGAATGATTTTATTCAGAACAAATATAAACAGAAAAGCAATAATTATTGATATTGATAATCCCAATTGACTGGAAGCTAATTACTATACTGGTTGAAAAACCAGAGGGTCAATGAGATTTGAGACAAATAATCGTTCTGAGTAGTTGATTTTGTAAACTTGTAAATTGTGTATGTACATATCTTTTATAGAAAACTAAGGAGCAATTAGTCATGAGTTTTTCCAAGACTGCTATTATGGACCTGATTAGTCTAAAAAGAGAAGGCGAGTATTGGGATTTCAAAGAAAAATACCATCAAAATAAGGCTAAATTTATCCATGATATTCTATGCCTTTCTAACATACCTTCTAGGAATGATTCCTATTTAATTTTTGGAGTATCAGATCATGGGGAAATAAAGGGAGTCAGCAATGATGAAGGCAGAAAAACTCAAGCCATGATTGTAGATATGCTTAGGAATACTAGTTTTGCTGGTGGAAATGTACCGTTTATAACAATTGAAACCATAACTCTTAATTCAAAAGAAATTGATGTGTTAATCATAAAGAATTCCGATAATACCCCTTTCTATTTAGAAAAGAAGTATAAAGATGGGAAAACATGTATTCCAGCTGGGACAATATATACACGAAGGCAGGATACTAATACCCCAATTGATAGCGTTGCGAGTCAACAAGAAGTTGAATATCTATGGAGAAAGCGATTTGGAATTGATTTATCACCGTTTGATAGATTACTCCATTACATAGAAGATAAGGATGGATGGGAGAGTAATTCTGTTGGAAGATATTATAAGCAATTTCCAGAATTTGTTTTTGTAGAGGATAAGGATTCTGAAGATAGAAGTAAAGATGTGTACTACGCTCATAATATGATGAACAGTAGGCACTATTTCATGTCTTATCAATTCAAATACCATCAGACAATTATTTATGAGGATGAGTTGATTGTGATGGACTCAGGTAGATATACAACTTCAAGTCCTAGGTGGGAGATTCTTTCAATTGATAAAGAACAAAAAATTGATGTTTCTTACAATTATTTTATAGATGGAAGTCCAGAATGGCTAATTCACAAATTTCTTCTTGACGAAAAAAACCAAGAAGCTTGTTCGGCTCAAAGAAGGTTTCTTGAGTTGATACTTGTTTTTGAATCAGTGCAAGAAAAAGAAGAATTTGATAAACTCATAGTCAAAAACCTAATATACGAAAATTTGGATATTTTTCGTAAACCTAAATTGAGTGGAGATACTGCGAATCGAACAAAAATAATTAATACCCACGATATTCAAGTGGCCAAGTTTTTGAATGCGAAATTAAGGGATTTTAGATCACATAAAAACTTTTAAAAGTATATCTATGAAGTATGGCGGCCAGTAACTAAACCAGCATAATAGTAAGAACGATTTCCTCAAAATTTTCATTGCTATTTTGTATGTCGAAGATGTACTAAGTAAACTGATAAGTTACGTTTAATGGTTTAATTCAAATATTCGGACGGTCTTTATTTCGTTTCATAGTATAGGAAGATAACGTCAGCACACGTGGAGTGCGTAGTGTTGCTACAACGAAGAAAAGGGTAAAAATCCTTTATTTTAAGCACTTTTACAAGCATTTTGTCTTTATTGAAAAGAGTGATTTTGACATAAAAAAGGTGCAAAAAAAGTATATTGATGTGAACGTCTGTTTGGATGTCGACTGCGTAGACAAAAAAGAGATACGTCAGTAATAAATTAACTCAACGAGAACATTTTAATAAGTGTTCTCGCCTTTTTATTTTCAGGAGGAAAAGCATGCAAAAGGAAGAACAGTCATCACGGCAAATCGTGATGTGCCATCTCATGGCTGTCATGGGAATAAATATTGAGAAAGCAACTCAGTTAATTGCTGAAATGGAAGAGTCAGGTCTAATTCAATTTGATGAGTTAGGAAATGTTGGTTTATTAGTGTTGGAGGGACAATCATGAAACGTATCACCGCAAATCATTACCAAACATCAGAGCGTTACTATAAGCTCCCAAAACTCTTATTTGAAAGTGACCGATATAAGGACATGAAACTTGAAGTTAAAGTAGCTTATGCTGTCTTAAAAGACCGTTTGGAGTTATCTTTGAGTAGAGGTTGGATAGATGAGGATGGGGCTATCTATTTGGTTTATTCCAACTCAAAACTTATGACACTTCTTGGTTGTTCCAAGTCAAAGTTGCTGACGATAAAGAAAACATTACGTGAGTATGGCTTGATAGATGAAGTCCAACAGTCTTCCAGTGAAAAAGGACGCTTGGCCAATAAGATTTACTTAGGGGAGCTAGAACATGAACCTACCCCCGTCTTAAATTCAGACGGGGGTAGTGTTAAAAAAACACTAGGGGGGTGTCAAAATCAGCCGGGGCCAGTCTTAAATTCAGCCACTAGTGAGACTGAAGTTAGTGAGACTAATAATAGTGAAACTAAAGGGAGTGAGTCTGTCATTGAGGACGAGGAGGAGACAGAAAATCTAACAAGTAAGAAAAGCGAAAATGAACATTTTCATCGTAAGGTGGAGCAAGTCACAAGATATGACAGAGATTACATTTGGGGACTGGTTCATGACCAGTTGAGACAAGTTGGATTATCACAGGCAGCTAGTGACTATGCCATGATTCATTTTGACCACCGCTACAAATATGCTTTGGAACACATGAGGTTTGCGGCTAAGGCAGAAACGATAGCGGAATACGTTTTTAATGGCATATTAGCCGAATGGACCAAGGGACAACGCTTAAACGAACTAAAAGGAGGTGAGTAGATGTTTTGGTGGATTTTATTAGGGATTTTGGGACTAGGAATGATTTGGCTCGTTATTGAGGTCATCACTGCCCCAGAAATGGAAGATCATTATTAAGCAAGGGCGTTACAGAAGAAGTAATGTCCTTTTATTTTTTGCCAGAAAGGAATGAGAGACATGAAGTTTTTAGATTTGTTTGCAGGAATTGGAGGCTTTCGATTGGGTTTAACTAATCAGGGCCATGAGTGTATTGGCTTTTGTGAAATTGACAAGTTTGCGAGGAAATCTTACAAGGCCATCTATAAGATCGAAGGAGAAATAGAATTTCATGATATTAGACAAGTTACAGACCAAGACTTTAGACAACTTAGAGGGCAAGTGGACATCATCTGTGGGGGCTTCCCTTGCCAAGCATTTTCACTCGCAGGCAGACGATTGGGATTTGAGGATACTAGAGGAACTCTGTTCTTTGAGATTGCTCGAGCGGCCAAACAGATCCAACCACGTTTTCTATTCTTGGAAAACGTCAAAGGCTTACTCAGTCACGACAAGGGAGAGACATTTCGAACAATCCTCACCACATTGGATGAGTTGGGGTATGATGTCGAATGGCAGGTGCTTAACAGTAAAGATTTCCAAGTGCCACAAAACCGTGAAAGAATTTTTATTATCGGACATTCTAGAAGATACCGTTCCCGATTCTTATTTCCTCTCAGAAGAGAAAGTAGCTCAACTGGTCTTGAGCGATTAGGTAATATCAATCCGTCAGTAGAAGGCATGAATGGGGAGGTTTATCTAACCAGCGGTTTAGCACCAACCCTAACAAGAGGAAAAGGAGAAGGGACTAAAATTGCCATTCCAGTATTAACCCCAGATAGGTTAGAAAAACGCCAACATGGCAGACGCTTTAAGGACAATCAAGAGCCTATGTTTACCTTAACTAGCCAAGATAGACATGGAGTGGTCGTCGCAGGAACCTTACCAACGTCTTTTTTGCAAACTGGACGAGTCTATGACCTTTCAGGGATTTCTCCAACACTGACTACCATGCAGGGAGGTGATAAAGTTCCTAAGATTCTTTATCGTGAAGAAGCACCGCATTTAAAAATTAGGGAAGCCACCAAACTAGGCTATGCCAAGGCAACCATTAGAGATTCTGTCAACCTTGCTTACCCAGAGTCTACCAAACGTAGAGGGCGAGTAGGAAAGGGAATATCAAATACCTTGACCACCTCTGATAACATGGGAGTGGTCGTAGCTGCTTTAGAGTACCGTAAGGACAAGTGGTATGAAGTGACTGGGCTTGTCTTAGACGGAAAACTTTATCGTTTGATTATCAGACGCCTAACACCTAGAGAGTGTTTTAGGCTTCAAGGATTTCCTGATTGGGCTTATGAAAGGGCAGAGACTGTATCCAGTAAAAGTCAGTTATACAGACAGGCCGGAAATAGCGTGACCGTCACCGTTATTGAAGCTATTGCTAGAGAATTTAGAAAGATTGAAGAGGAAGAAGAACATGAAATTATTACACACGAAGAGTATTAGGGAGTGCACAGAACTGGAAGAAGCCATTCATCAAGCAGAAGTGGATAACATCATGAATTTAGTTTTTGCGTTACCAGATTATGACTGTGAGCTTTCAGTAACTTATATTGACGACTATCATAAAAATCATTGGTCGCCTTACTTTTTAGAGTCTAACTTACATCGTGTAGAAGAGTTACTCCAAAATGAAGACCTTAAAAATGGAGTGGATGTCTTTGTAACTGAAGAGAACGACCTTGCCTTTAAAGTCTATGGTCAGAGCTATTCCTATCAGGAAAATGTTGGTATCTTAACGGCACTTGTGACTGTGACATGTTTTGGGGAAGGCCGGTCACCTATTGATATGAGTAAGGTATTTACCCCACCAACGCAAGTATTGCAGAAGGATTTATGCATGTAGGAGGGGAGAGATGTTAGAAATTTATTTAAGCCGAAATACCAGTCGGAATCAGAAGCTCCTGTCTTTCTGTGATTCACATGGCATTTCTTATATCTGTAAAGAAGTGAGTCACCTGTCACGTGAAGAATTATTGGGGTTGTTTACTAAAAGCAGTGATTGTTTTGAGTTATTAGTTCCGTCTTTTCAACGCTTTAAGCGTCACAGAGAGATGACATTAAGTGAGTTGGTCACATTGGTGTTACGGAAACCCGACCAGAATTTTCGCCTTCCACTGGTGGTTTGCGAGGATAAAGTGTATCCCGATATGAGTTTAGAAGAAGCAAGGACCTTTCTACCAAGAACGCATAAGGTAGTGTCGTTCCGAGAATGCCTCTATAAGCAGCTGACAGATTAAGGAGGAGCTATGAATGAACGCTTTTGGGAAAATTTGGAGACTGTCGTTATGGAAAGAGGATTGTCATGGGCTGACCTAACTCGACAGATGTTTAAGGGGCAATACATCTACCCTAGTGAGTTTAAGCGTCTCTACCAAACCTTTCGTCACTACAAATCCCATCGCCTGATGCCACAAGTGAAGTGGGTGGAGAGAATTGTGACTGTGTTAGACATTGACTATGAAGACTTGTTTAGGAGGTAGAGATGAGACGATTATTAGTGATGTACGGAGCCATTCATGTCAATGTACTCCTAGTGAGTTTGTACCTGGTTGGTTGGCTAAATGGGGCATGGTTAACGGTTTTACAAGTGATGTTTTTAGCCTTGTTATTGTGGAGTTGGGAAAGGTTTAAAATACCTAAAAGAAACCTATCCTTGAAAGAGCGGGTGCTTTGGATTATTGGAGGTCTTGGTGTCATGGTAAGTATCGCTCTTATCATGAGTGCCATGATGTCAAGAAGTGAGGCGAATCAAGAAACGTTAGTGACTGTTCAAGACCAAATTCCTGTTCTGTCCTTTACCCTCTTTCTCCTTAATACTAGTGTTGTGGAAGAACTTTTTTACCGAGAAGTATTATGGAGAATCTTATCTCAACCAGTAGCTCAAGTTGTGTTAACGAGTTTTCTCTTTACTTTAGCCCATCACCCATCCAGTCTATTCACTTGGGGTCTTTATGGGAGTTTAGGTCTCACACTTAGTATGGTGAGATGGCAAACAGACTGTTTGACGTCAACTTTTGTTCACCTGTCTTGGAATGGCATTGTTTTTATCCTGTCTTTAGTGTGATACCAAAATCAAGGGTTCTTTCGTATCATGAAAGCACCCTATTGTTTTTATGGGGAATCACATAAAGGAGGGAATTATGTCATCCGAACAACAGGAACGCCAGGCCGTTCAATACGCTGAGCGTAGTACCATGTTTACGGTAAAGGTTCTTCTCAAACTCTTAGAGTGGTCTGCTAGACATGCTCTAGCACAAGACTCAGCTTATAAGATTGGGGTTCAAAAGTTAGAAGAACTCCTTCAAAGTCCCTATGCTATTGAGTCGCTTAATATTGCTAAAGACATCTTGGATAAACCCGTTGATGTGGCGAAATTTAAGGAGTTGGTGGAATCAGAAAACCTTCCGATTGCTATTAGTTGGCAGGGCGATTACCTCCATTTCTATGCCAAGGATAAATCCTTGTTAGACAAGCACTTAGAGGTGTTGCTTCAGAAATTAGTTTCCAATCCAGAAAAACTGCAAGGCTTAACCCTTGATAAAACGCTTGATGAGGAAATCGCTAAAGCCAAGGAACAGATTGTGATGCTAGAGGCGTCTGCCGTTAAGGCCAAGGAGGTGACCCTCTAATGTACTCTGGGAAAAAAGCCATTAGCTTTGGCGTCCTAGGGCTTGCTTTAGGCTATGTCTGTCATCGTCTAGTCTTGCTTTATGACAGTCTCCCCAATCAACCGCCCTTAGAACGCTTTGCCTATCTCTTAGGAGAAGGGCAGAATCAGGTCTTAAATCCCCTGTGGAATGGCAACTTCACTGGAAGATCGGTTTTGGGTTTTTGTTTTGGGTTTGTGACTATGGGGTTTGTTTATCTTTACGTTTCAACTGGTCAAAAGGTTTACCGGGAGGGAACTGAGTATGGCTCTGCTCGCTTTGGCAATAGCCATGAGCGTAAAGCCTTTTTCAGTAAGAATCCTTTTAACGATACCATCTTGTCACGAAACGTTAGGCTAACCCTGTTAGAAAAGAAAGCCCCACAATTTGACCGAAACAAGAACCTTGTGGTTATTGGTGGGTCAGGGGCAGGAAAGACTTTTCGTTTTGTAAAACCCAACCTGATTCAGCTCAACTGTTCCAATATTGTTGTTGACCCTAAAGACCATTTAGCAGAAAAGACAGGGAAGCTCTTTTTAGAGAATGGCTATCAGGTTAAGGTCTTAGACCTTGTAAACATGACTAACTCTGATGGCTTTAACCCCTTTCGCTATGTGGAAACGGAGAATGATTTGAACCGTATGCTTACGGTCTATTTCAATAACACTAGGGGCAATGGTAGCCGCAGTGACCCTTTTTGGGATGAAGCTTCTATGACCTTAGTCAGAGCGATTTCCTCTTACTTGGTGGACTTTTATAATCCTCCAGGTAGCACCAAGGAAGAAACAGACAGACGCCGCAAGCGTGGCCGTTACCCAGCCTTTTCAGAAATTGGAAAACTGATCAAGCTTTTATCCAAAGGGGATGATCAAGATAAGAGTGTCTTAGAGGTTATGTTTGAGAACTATGCTAAGACATATGGGACAGAAAATTTTACCATGCGTAACTGGGCAGATTTTCAGAACTACAAGGACAAGACTTTAGATTCGGTCATTGCTGTGACGACTGCTAAATTCACCCTCTTTAATATCCAATCTGTCATTGATTTAACCAAACGTGACACTTTGGACTTGAAAACATGGGGGACGCAGAAAACCATGGTCTATCTCGTTATTCCAGATAATGACACTACCTTTAGGTTTCTCTCAGCCCTCTTTTTCTCTACGGTCTTTTCAACCTTAACCAGACAAGCTGACGTGGACTTTAAGGGACAACTGCCTATCCATGTCAGAAGTTACCTAGATGAGTTTGCGAATGTCGGCGAAATCCCAGACTTTGCGGAACAAATCTCAACAGTTCGTTCACGGAACATGAGCCTCGTTCCTATTCTTCAAAATATCGCCCAACTTCAAGGACTCTATAAGGAGAAGGACGCATGGAAAACTATTCTTGGGAACTGTGACAGTTTGCTTTATCTTGGTGGCAACGATGAAGAGACCTTCAAGTTCATGAGTGGTCTCCTAGGCAAACAAACCATTGATGTGAGAAACACGAGTCGGTCGTATGGCCAGACAGGGTCTGGCTCAACCTCCCATCAAAAAATCGCAAGGGATCTCATGACCCCTGACGAAGTGGGAAACATGAAACGAGATGAGTGCTTGGTGAGAATTGCAGGTGTTCCAGTCTTTAAGGAGAAGAAGTATTTCCCATTGAAACATAAGAACTGGAAATACCTTGCGGACAAGGAAACAGATGAGCGTTGGTGGCATTATCAGATTGACCCACTGGAAACACAAGAGACTCCTTTTGAACCATCAGAACATAAGGTTAGGGATTTAAACACAGAAAGCACACTATACTAATAGAAATGAGGAATCATATGAATCAAAAACTAACAGGCTTTGTTTATGGCGTGGACGCTAGTTCCATGTTTGCCCAAGCCATGGCACTTTTACAAAAAGGAATGATCGCGACAGGAGCATTTCTTGTTGTGATGGGCATTATTAACTTGTCGACCAATATCAAAGATGGTGGACCAGGTGTCCGCAATGCCATCTTAGAAATTGTGGGTGGTGTCATGGTAGGTGCCGCGGGTGCCTTCATCACCCAAATTACCATTTAGGAGGGCTAGGTATGACATGATCAACACATTACCTTCAGCTCTTGTCTTTCTAGCCGCGGAGAAAATTTCAAGCGATAGTCTTTTTGAAGGCTTTAACGTGGACTTGGAATCGACCGCTAACTTGGTTAAATCCCTTGCGGATTATAACCCTACGGTGTGGTCTTATATGTCAGCCATCACAAAGGGTATCATGCAGCCCTTAGGAGTGGCTATTTTAGCAGTCGTTCTCATTCTTGAGTTTTCTAAGATGGCTAAGAAAATCGCCAACTCAGGTGGAGCCATGACTTTTGAAGCCATTGCCCCTATGATCGTCTCTTATATTATGGTGGCTGTGGTGATTACCAACACTACCGTGATTGTGGAAGCCATCTTAGCTGTTGCTTCTCATATCATTGAAGGGGTGGCAGGAGTCGTTTCCAAAGGGGGAACGGCTTATGAGACCATTTCAGGGCTAAAAGGCTCAGGAATTATTGGAAAACTCATTGTCGGCTTCTTTGCCATTTTGATATGGCTGGTGCGATTGATGAGTGTCATGGTAGTGAATCTCCTCATTACCATTCGGTTTATCCAACTCTACCTCATGATTCCGTTTGCGCCCCTAACGATTCCGACCTTCCTCAGCGATGACTGGCGAAGTGTTGGGATTGGCTACCTGAAAAATATCATGGTCTATGCCCTCCAAGGGGTCTTGATTTTCTTAATCATCTCTCTTGTTCCCCTCTTTGAATCAGCAGGGAAGCTAGCTCTCTCAAATGGAGCAGGAGTGATGGAAACTGTAGCGACCGCCTTTGGTGGCTTAGTTCAGGCTATTTTGTTAATCATTGCCTTGGTGGGCAGTCAACGGACTGCAAGAAGCATTCTAGGCATGTAAGGAGGATTGGGAAGGACGTTCCTCCCAATCTTTTTTCATACTCATATTAGATTGGAGTCTTATGAATACACGTGTTTTTAAGGACATCACAAAAGTCCAACACAGGGCTTGGTTGGGCTTTACCACCCGACAAGTCATCTTTGTTTTGCCAGCTATTGCTATGACCATCCTTATCCTAGGATTAAACCTCTTTTACTGGCAATTTGGGGATTGGTTTGTCTATGGGCTTATCTTTACCTTTACCATTCCCTTCATGTTATTTGGGGTCTATCGTCCAAATGACCTCCCCTTTGAAACGTATCTTAACTACCGATGGCATTATGAAATGACCATCTCAGACCGTACACTAACAGGACAGAAAGGAATGTACCGTGAGAAAAACAAACCGCTCAATGAAACCAAAAACCTCTTCTAAGGATAAGAAGTCAAGTAAACCAAAAGCAGAGGTCTTGCCAACAACCGCCAATACCCTTCGCTACCAAGGGCTTTTTCCCAATGGTCTCATGCAAGTCACTCCTGATTATTTTTCCCAATCTTATCTTTTAGGAGATGTCAATTACCAAACAGTGGGACTTGAAGATAAAGGTGCTATTATGGAAACCTATTCGGATTTGATTAACAGTTTGGATGACAAGACCAATTTCCAACTCACCATTTTTAACCAAAGGGTCAACTTGGATAAATTTAGAAAAAGTGTCTTATATCCCTTACATGAAGATGGATACGATACCTACCGAGAGGATCTGAACCGTATCATGGAGAATAACTTAGAAGCCGGTGAAAATAACTTTTCAGCCATTAAGCTAATTTCTTTTGGGAAGTCAGAGCAAAATCCTAAACTGGCTTATCGCTCTCTTTCTCAAATTGGCGAATACTTCAAGAGTGGGTTTTCAGAAATAGACGCAGGATTTAGCTTGTTAAGTGGTGAGCACCGTGTGAACCATTTGGCAGATATGTTGCGAGGGGAAAATCATCTGCCCTTTAGCTATCAAGACCTGGTGCGTTCAGGACAAACGACCAAGCACTTCATAGCCCCAACCAGTCTATCCTTCAAACACAAAAATCATATCGAAATCGATGATCACTTATTACAGATTGTTTATGTTCGTGATTATGGGATGGAGTTGGGAGATAAATTCCTTCGTGAACTCATGCAGTCGGATTTGGAAGTGATGATTAGCCTCCATGCCAAAGGCTCAGCCAAGTCAGAAGCCATGAGCAAGCTCCGTACCAAGAAGACCTTAATGGAATCGCAAAAAATTGGGGAGCAACAAAAGATGGCACGGTCTGGTGTTTATCTTGAAAAGGTTAGTCAGGTTATAGAAAGCAACATTGATGAAGCCGATGAGCTGATTAAAACCATGACCCAAACAGGGGACAAGCTCTTTGATACCCTCTTTTTGATTGGGGTCTTTGCGGATAACGAAGACCAGTTGAAGCACTCGCTTGACATCATCAAACAGGTGGCAGGTTCTAATGACCTCGTTATTGACAATCTTTCCTACATGCAAGAAGCCGGCTTTAATAGCTTGTTGCCACTTGGAAAGAACTATCTTGAGGGGGTATCCCGGTCTCTCTTGACCTCAAACATTGCCGTGAATTCCCCATGGACCTCTGTTGACCTGCAAGATAAGGGTGGGAAGTTTTATGGCATTAACCAAATTTCAAGTAATATTATCACGATTGATCGAGGAAAACTCAATACCCCATCAGGTCTTATCTTAGGGACATCAGGTGCTGGTAAGGGGATGGCGACGAAGCATGAAATCATCTCAACCAAGTTAAAAGAAGCAGAGAGTGATACTGAAATCATCATTGTCGATCCTGAAAATGAATACAGTATTATTGGCCAAGCCTTTGGTGGGGAAAGCATTGACATTGCGCCTGACTCTACCACCTTCTTAAATGTCTTAGACTTATCCGATGATAACATGGATGAAGACCCTATTAAGGTCAAATCTGAATTTCTTCTCTCTTGGATTGGGAAGCTCTTGGACCGAAAAATGGATGGTCGAGAGAAATCGCTGATTGACCGTGTAACACGGCTCACCTATAAGCATTTTGACACACCGTCCTTGGTGGAATGGGTCTTTGTCCTTTCTAAACAACCTGAACAGGAAGCCAAGGATTTGGCTCTTGATATGGAACTCTATGTGGAAGGGTCACTAGACATCTTTTCACACCGCACCAACATCAAAGCCGATAGCCATTTTCTCATTTACAATGTCAAAAAATTGGGAGATGAATTAAAGCAAATTGCCCTTATGGTCATCTTTGACCAGATTTGGAATCGTGTAGTTAAAAACCAAAAACGTGGCAAGAAAACTTGGATTTACTTTGATGAAATGCAGCTTCTGTTGTTGGATAAGTACGCTTCTGACTTCTTCTTTAAGCTCTGGAGCCGTGTCCGTAAGTATGGGGCAACCCCAACAGGGATTACTCAGAACGTGGAAACCCTACTTCTTGATGCCAATGGTAGACGCATTATCGCTAATAGCGAGTTCATGATTCTTCTAAAACAAGCCAAAAGTGACCGAGAAGAATTGGTTCATCTTTTGGGCTTATCTAAAGAGCTTGAGAAATACTTGGTCAATCCTGAAAAGGGTGCTGGGCTGATTAAGGCAGGATCAACCGTTGTTCCGTTTAGGAACAAAATCCCACATCACACCAAACTCTTTGACATCATGAGTACCGATCCAGAAAAGATGAGGGTTGAACAATGACACGCGAACAACAGAATGTCAAGGAAGCCCGTAAAACCTTTCAGAGTAGTTTAAAAGTTAGCCGTATCCATTACCGTAGGGAGAAGAAGGGGTTGAAACGCTTCCTTCCTAAACGACGCTTTATCATGCGCCGAGCTGAAAAAGCTGAAACTAGAGAGCAACGACAGGCCTTAAAACAGACCTACCAAGAGGAGAAAGACCTAGCGACAGATACCTTTAAGGAAGACATTTCCTATGTGTCTCCCAGATGGCTAAAACGTAAGGAAATCAAGAAGCATCGACTTCCTCAAGCCAGACAGCGTCTAGCAGTCGCGAGAAAACACTTGGCTGAAGTCAAGGTGGCAGAAAAAGAGGAGAAAGCCACTTCTAAGTTTACCTATCAGAAAGAGCCAGGAGAACCAAAAACATCACGTTTCCAATTTCAGAAAGAGAAATCTCTTGAACACCTTCAGGCAGAAAAAGAGGTTAGATCAGCTAAACGTGACGTGAAGCAACTGAAAAGAGCCTATCAGGCCAAGAAACCCTCAACCAAGGTCAAACGAGGGTTACGCTATGTTGCTTCGGAATCACTGGATTTAGTTGCTCAAGATGATGACTTAGAGGGTATCCGAACTGTCAAGGATTTGAGCATAAAAAGCAGACGTTACGAAAGATTTACTTATCAGTCAGGAAAACTGCTGGTGAATAGTGGACAGACTGGTGTGCGTTTCACAAAGGCTAAAATCTCCCATGGGAAGGAACGGTATCAGAATTTCAAAAAGGGGAAAGGCTTCACTCGTCAGAAACCCCTAAAACCAAGAAGACGTTACCACACTTTTATTAAACGAGCCAGAAAACACAGTGTGTCGGGACTAAAGGGGCTTATTCAAGCGATTAAGAGTAGCTTGAATTTCTTTTCAACGATTGTTCTTAATCCTATGACTTGGGTAGTGTCTGGTCTCTTGTTTGTCTTTCTTCTGATGATGAGTTTTGTCATAGGAATCTCAGGAACTACTCTTATTCAACAGGACAAGAGTGAGCTGACAAAAGCTTATACACACATGACGTGGGAAGATGCGGAAAATACTCGGACCAACGCCACTGGCATTACCTACTACACGAAGATTGATGAGGTCATGGCCTTTATGAACCTTAAGTATCAGGATTATGCTTTGGAAGAAGTCATGGAAGAGGGGAATAAGACCTATGAAGCCTATCTCAGTCAGCTTTGGCAGGACTTAAACGGTGGGGAGTCTTTGAAAGCCATGCTTGAGTTGACCAAAGAACCTACCTATAAACTCTCTGATGACGATAGGGAAGATTTAAAAGAATTAAGTGAAGAAGGCACCTATCTTGCCCTCCAAGAATTAGATAACCCATTTCAAGGCCAGACTGAAAATGATACGCTTACCATGACGGTTCGCTATGGCTATGAGGTGATTGATGACAAGCCCACGCTTCATCACCATATCATTCTAGAAGCTAAAGGAAATCAAGTGATTGTAGCTCCCATGGATGGCAAGGTTTCCCTAGATGGAGAGAACATTATTCTGACATCAGGTAAAGGTCTAAACAAATCTCAACTGACCTTATTTAATGTCCATACCGGTCGAGTGACAGATGGTCAGAAAGTTCAAGTAGGAGATGTTATTGGGCAAACTAAGGATGGTGCTGGTCTTAAAGTGACCTATCAAAAGGTTGACGATGATTCAGAGAAACTGGTTTACGTCAATCCAGCCTTTTACTTCCCAAAGGTCATTCAACTGCAAACGACCATTCTCCCTACTATCGGTCAATTTGGTGGAGACGAGTTTGCGAGGGCTAAAGTCATCTATGAGTATTTGAAGAGTCAAGGAGCGACCAATCAAGCTATTGCGGCTATTTTAGGGAACTGGTCGGTAGAATCGTCCATCAACCCGAAACGAGCAGAAGGCGACTATTTGTCTCCTCCTGTTGGAGCGAGTGCTAGCTCTTGGGATGATGAGGGGTGGCTATCCCTTAATGGACCAGCTATCTATAATGGACGATACCCCAATATCCTAAGACGTGGCTTAGGCTTAGGGCAATGGACAGATACAGCAGATGGGTCACGCAGACACACCTTATTATTAGCATATGCCAAACAAAAGAATCAGAAGTGGTATGACTTAGGCTTACAACTGGATTTTATGCTCCATGGGGATAATCCTTACTATACCAACTGGTTAAAAGACTTTTTTAAAAATTCAGGAAGCCCAGCCAGCCTCGCTCAACTCTTTCTCATTTACTGGGAAGGCAATAGTGGGGATAAACTCTTAGAACGTCAAACAAGAGCCACCGAGTGGTATTATCAGATTGAGAAAGGCTTTAGCCACCCCAATGGTGGAACCGCCCAAAGTGATCCAAAAGCTTTGGCAGCTGTTCGAGGAGACCTTTATGACAACTCTATCCCAGGTGGTGGTGACGGAATGGGGTATGCTTATGGGCAATGTACGTGGGGAGTGGCAGCACGTATCAACCAACTGGGCTTGAAACTCAAAGGCAGAAATGGTGAGAAAATCCCAATCATCAGTACCATGGGCAATGGTCAAGACTGGGTAGCCACAGCAGCACGCCTTGGTGGTGAAACAGGCAAGGTCCCAAAAGCAGGAGCGATTGTTTCCTTTGCGGGAGGTGCTCATGGAACACCTGCCGCTTATGGTCACGTGTCGTTTGTCGAGAAGGTTTACCCAGATGGCTCTTTCCTTGTCTCAGAGACCAACTACAATGGCAATCCCAACTATACCTTCCGTAAATTATCAGGAGTGGATAGCACGATTAGCTTTGCCTATACGACAAAATAGAAAGAATAAGTTAACAAGTATATTTTTGTTAGCTTATTCTGTTTTATAAATATTGTGATAAAAATTCTATCTTTCAATTTTAAATATACGCTTAGTGATATGGTATAATAATTGTGAAAGGTGACTGAAGATTATCAAATGGAAACAAATGTTGAAAAAATTAAAAAAGAGTCAAAAACTGGTTTGACTTCTTCGGGTTTAGTTGACCATATTTTGAAAAATCATAAAATAGATATTCATGATGTCGACTCTATCTCACTCTTAAATATGGGCTATTATCATGGATATAAGCGATATAGATTTGTTAAGAAAGCTAATTCAGGTGGTATGCTATCAATTACTTCATTTAAGGAAATTGTAGCAATCTATCAGTTTGATATGGAGCTAAAAGGCCTATTTTATCCTATTGTAATGCTAGTTGAAACAGCATTAAAAAATAGAACGATTGATTCATTAGTTGCAGAATCTAGTAGTGGGATAGAAGATGTATTAGATAATCAATTAGCTTGCTACATAGATTATTCTGGTGACACTGAGAATATGCTAAGAAATTCCTACAGTATAATGAAACAAAGCAAAATATACTGGATACAATTGAATATTACTCGGACAAAAATGAAGTCATAAAACATTATTTAGATAGTGACTATCAAATTCCTCTTTGGGCGTATTTTGAAGTTATTACTTTAGGACAATTTAGTAGATTTTTAGGATGTTTAGTCAAATCAAGTCGTGAAAAATTGAATCAAGATTTTACGATTATCCCTAAAAGGTCGAATTCACTTGAGTTAGTTGTTAATTCTCTTATTGAATTAAGGAATGCTACTATGCACAATAGTGCCATCTTTGATGCCAATTTCTCAAGTGGTGTATCTAGAGCACTAAAAGGACAGATAAAACAAGATTTAGGGTTATCAACATTCACTTGTGTATTTATTGAGGATTATTTTATTTTACTTATTTGGATTTTGAACCTTCTAAAATTTGACTCAGGGATTCTTATTGAATACATCAATCAATTTAATGAGATTGTTGAAAGATTCGATAAATCCCTAGATAATCGTGATATTTTCTTTAAAATTATCAGTACAAATAGAAAAACGTCGATTCAACAATTAAGTAAATTTATTGACAAAAAATGAATTTAGTGGTATCATGATACTATCGAATTGGGGCGTGCTAGTCATGTCTGGGAGGGTCTGATGCGTCAGTCCTCCCATTTTTTATTTATAAGCAATTTTCAGAGGTTATCGGTAGTGCTACCGATAGCTTTTTTCTTTGTCCTTTTTTGATGTGATACCAAAATCAAGCCGTCTTTTTTATGATGGGGAGAGAGTGACAGATTGTTACTACTTATCAAAAGAAAAGAAGGACTTTTTTATGACCAAACAATGTCATCATCACTTTTTAGTCAATCAGGAAAAGGCAGAAAAGCATGTCTTCCGTAAAAGTAAGAAGTATCGGACACTTTGTTCGGTAGCTCTTGGAACCATGGTGACAGCTGTTGTCGCTTGGGGTGGCCAAGTAGCACAAGCTGACGAAGTGGTAACACCTTCGCTAGATAAAACCGTTCAGTTAACGGAAAATCCTGCGACCAATTTACCCGAAGCTCAACCCACACCAGTTGCTGAACAGACCGCTAGTCTTGCCTCAACTGGTCAATCAGATGGCGCTATCACAGTTACTGTTCCTCATGATGTTGTGACAAAGGCGGTCAATCAAGCTACTGCTGAAGGGGTTACGACCATTCAGGATAAGCCTATGGATTTGGGAAACACAACTTCTGCGAGTGAGACCAGTAAGCAATTGGATAAGGCAGAAGCAGACGCTGCGAAACAGGCTGAGAACATCACTCAGGTGACCAATACCTATAAAGCAGATAAAGCTGCTTATGAACAAGATAAAACTTGTGTTGAACAAGGGAACGCTACATTGGCTGCTAGTCATAAAGACGCCACTAAAGCAGGAGAGGCCTTGAACAGTTCAGTAGATACCGCTGTTTCAGAAGTGAAGACTCAAGACAAGTCTGCGAACGTGACTATTACAACTCAAACCGTATCATCAGGGGATGGTTCAACGGTTTCAGGCTATCAGGATTATCGTTCTTTCGTAACAGCTATTGATAAGCAAAATAAGGACAATCTTGCAGAATATAAATTAAAGAAAAACGCCGCAGATGCCATTGTCGCAAAGAACTTAGCGACACAAAAGGAAAATGAAGCGGGTCTTGCTAAAGCAAAGGCTGATAATGAAGCTATTACTAAACGCAATCAAGCAGGGCAACAAGCGATAGATGACGAAAATAAGGTCGGTCAAGCTGCTGTGGATACTTACAATAAGAACCAACAGAAATTGGTGACAGACCGTGAAGCTGAGATTGCTGCTATCACGAAACGCAATAAGGAAAAGGAAGAAGCTGCCAAGACAGAAAATGAAGCCACTGATGCCTACAACGCCAAGAAAATGGATCGCTATAAACGTGATTTAGCTGAGATTTCAAAGGGAGAAGAAGGCTACATCTCTCAAGCTCTTTCTCAGGCTCTCAATTTGAACAATGGAGAACCGCAAGCACGTCATTCAGCGGATACTAGAAACCCTAATCGTATCATTGCGAAGGGTGACGCTATGCTTGGAGGCTATTCTAAAATCCTAGATTCAACTGGTTTCTTCGTCTATGACACCTTCAAAACTGGAGAAACCCTATCCTTTACCTATCAGAATTTAAAAAATGCTAGCTTTGATGGTAAGAAAATCACAAAGGTTGCTTATGACATTACCAATCTCATATCCCCAACTGGTACAAATGCTGTTCAGTTAGTTGTACCAAATGACCCGACAGAAGGTTTTATTGCCTATCGTAATGATGGAACAGGTAATTGGCGAACAGACAAGATGGAGTTTCGTGTCAAAGCTAGATATTTCTTGGAAGATGGCTCTCAAGTCAGCTTCACCAAGGAGAAACCTGGTGTCTTTACCCACTCCTCACTCAACCACAATGACATTGGATTAGAGTATGTGAAAGACACATCAGGCAAGTTTGTCCCTATCAATGGTTCAACCATTCAAGTGACAGACGAAGGTCTAGCTCGTTCACTTGGCTCAAACCGTACCAGTGATTTGAAGCTCCCTGAAGAGTGGGATACCTCTTATAGTAAGTATGCCTATAAGGGAGCAATTGTGTCAACGGTCACATCAGGAAATATCTACACAGTGACCTTTGGTCAGGGCGATATGCCTCAAAATGTTGGGCTCTCTTATTGGTTTGCCTTAAACACCTTACCTGTGGCACGAACCGTCAAGCCTTATAGTCCAAAACCACATGTGAGACCAAAACTTGACCCTATTCCAGAACCGATTAAGGTCGTTCCAAAAACCTTTACGCCAAAGACCTTTACCCCAGAACCACCTGTGAGCTTTAAGGAAAAACCATTAGAAAAAGTGACACAACCTCATCTGAACCTCACTAAGGTGACCTTGCCTAAAGAACCTGCGCCAGAACCGTTGCCAAAAGCACCACAAGTGCTAACGGTTCATTACCATGACTATCGTCTAACAACAACTCCTGATATTATGAAAAAAGTGGTCAATACCGACCAAGTGAACCTTCATGACAAAACCGTCGCAAAGGATTCTACGGTCATTTACCCTTTAACGGTAGACGCTTTTTCTCCCAATCGTGCGAAAACTACCAGCCTTACCTTTGAAGATTACCTTCCAGCAGGTTATGCCTTTGACAAAGCAAAATCACAAGCAGAAAACAGAAACTATACCCTTACTTTTGACCAAGATAAGAACTTTGTGACCCTAACTGCCAAAGAAACCTTACTTCAAGAGATCAATCAAGACCTTACCATGTCTTACCAACTAGTAGCACCTAAACTCTATGGTAGTCTTCAAAATGATGGGGCAACTTATTCCAACAGTTATCAGCTTCTCATCAATATGGGAACGCCAAACGCCTATACGGTGACTTCTAATGTTGTGACGGTGCGTACGCCTGGTGCTGGGACAACCACTAGCCGTATTGTTCCTCAAAAACGCAATGACAATGAAGATGGCGTGGTCATTAACGATACTGTGGTGGCTTTAGGCACAATCAACCATTACCACTTAACGTGGGATTTAGACCAATACAAGGACGATACTTCTTCTAAAGAAACGATTGCACGCGGTTTCTTCTTTGTGGATGACTATCCAGAAGAAGTTCTTGACTTGGTAGATAAGGGAACAAGTATCACTACTCCTGATGGCAAAGCTGTATCAGGGATTGCCGTTAAGACTTATGCGTCACTGTCAGAAGCTCCGAAAGATCTTCAAGACAAATTTGCACATGCTAAGATTTCTCCAAAAGGGGCTTTCCAAGTCTTTATGCCTAATGATAATCAAGCCTTCTATGACCAGTATGTCAAAACAGGAACCTCTTTAACCCTTGTCACCAAAATGACGGTCAAAGACAGCCTCTATGGTCAAACGAAGACTTATCGAAACAAGGCCTACCAAGTGGATTTTGGCAATGGCTATGAAACCGATGAGGTGACCAATATCCTTGTAAGCCCATCACCTAAGAAACAAAACCTGAATAAGGATAAGGTGGATATTAACGGAAAACCGATGGTGGTCGGTTCACAAAACCACTATACCTTGTCATGGGACTTAGACCAATATCGAGGCATTAAGGCTGATAAAGATCAGATTGCACAAGGGTTTTATTTTGTGGACGATTATCCTGAAGAAGCCGTATTACCAGATGACACAGCGATTCAACTCACGACATCTGATGGCAAAGCTGTCACAGGTATTACGGTAAAAACTTATACGAGCTTATCAGAAGCTCCTAAAGCACTACAAGCAGCTCTTTCAAAAAGAAAGATTTCGCCTAAAGGAACCTTCAAAGTCTTTATGGCAGAAGATCCACAATCCTTTTATGATTCTTATGTGACCAAAGGTCAAAATATTACTATTGTCACCCCTATGACTGTTAGTGAATCTATGCTCAATTCTGGGAAGTCTTATGACAATGTGGCTTATCAAGTAGATTTTGGACAAGCCTACGAAACCAATACGGTAACTAATCATGTGCCAAAAGTAAGCCCTCATAAGTCCAATACCAATAAAGAGGGTATCTCTATTGATGGGAAGACTGTTCTTCCTAATACCGTCAATTACTATAAGATTGTTCTAGATTACAGTCAGTATAAGGACTTGGTAGTGACAGATGATGTCCTTACGAAAGGTTTTTATATGGTAGATGACTATCCTGAAGAGGCACTTACCCTAAACGCAGACGGCGTTCAAGTGATGGATAAGGCAGGAAAACTCGTCAAAGGGATTTCTATCAAAGCCTATGCGTCATTGTCAGAAGCGCCTAAAGTGGTTCAAGATGCCATGGCGAAACGCCAGCTTACACCAAAAGGAGCTATTCAAGTTCTAAGCACCGATGATCCAAAAGCCTTTTACGAAACCTATGTTAAAACTGGTCAAACCTTAGTGGTGACACTTCCAATGACCATTAAGAATGAGCTGACAAAGACTGGTGGAAAGTATGAAAATACAGCTTATCAGATTGACTTTGGCTTAGCTTATGTGACGGAAACCGTGGTCAATAATGTGCCAAAACTGGATCCACAAAAAGATGTGGTCATTGACTTGTCGCAAAAGGATAAGAGCCTTGATGGGAAAGAGGTTGCTTTGAATCAGGTCTTTAACTACCGTTTGATGGGGGCCCTCATTCCAGCTAAACGTGCAACACCACTCATTGAGTACCGTTTTGATGATGATTATGATGAAAGCCATGACGACTATAATGGTGTTTACAAGGCTTATACCTTGGTAGATGTGACTCTAAAAGATGGAACCGTTCTACCTAAAGGGACAGAAGTGACCAAATACACGCTACAACACGTCGACACATCAAAAGGAACAGTGACTATCAGCTTTAATCTGGAGTTCTTAGAGAAACTGGCAGAAGAATCAGAGTTTCAAGCAGATGTTTACTTACAGATGAAACGGATTGCTTCAGGAGAGGTAGAAAATACGGTTTTACATACTGTCAATGGTTACACCATCAGTTCAAATACGGTTAAGACAACTACTCCAGAACCAGAGCTACCTACTCCAAATCAACCAACGCCACCACAACCACCTATTCCAACGCAAGAAGCACCAGTTCCTGCTAGCGTTCTTCCAAATACAGGGGAGAGTCAATCGCTCTTGGCACTGGTTGGTGGAGGTCTTCTTCTAGGCTTAGCTTACGGCCTTGCTAAACGCAAAATGAAGGACAACTAGATGGAACCAAAAAGCATAAATACGAGAGACTCAGACCAGGATGGTTTAACGGATGCTCAAGAGTTAGCACTAGGGATTAACCCTTTTAGTAGCGATAGTGATAGCGATGGACTAACAGACCTTGAAGAAGTCCAACGAGGCTTGGAACCATATCAACATCAACGGAAGGAGAGCAGTTATGACTTGGACCTATGAGACCATCTCAAACCTACTGTCTGAGATGTCACGAGAAAACTATGAAGACATGGTCAAAGCCTTTCTATCCATGGAATTAAGTATTAAAAATAAGTCACTCCTTGATACGCTCTATCAAGACTTTATGGCCATTGATGACTTGTCTTTAGTCAGTGATGACTTACGCCTAAGAGCAGATGGTTATCAGGAACAGCTTCAAGAAGAACTGACAGACTTGTTAGATAAACTCTACCGGACAGGGGAGGGAACTAGTTTCATCATGGAAGTGATAGCGGCCAACAACATTTTGGACACTCTTACTCAATATGAGGTGTTGGATGAGGACGACTATTCATCTCTCACCTTAGAAACCATGCAAGACATTATTCAAAAGGATCTGTCTTTAATGAGTCAAGATTATTTTGGAGATGTGACCTACCTTGCCTTGCAGAAAGATTTGTTAGACCAGAAAAGCCATTTCTTACAACAGTATGTGACGACTTTAATGGATAAGTTGCCACAAGGAAAAGACCAAAGTACCTTGGTCCTAGACTAAAGCAGTGGGCTGAGAACTTTTCTCAGCCCTTTTTTGTTTGGAGGAAATAATGAATCAAGAATACTTATTACAGATGTTGCGAGCGACCATTCCTCGTGACAACAATCTATTAGAAACATTCTTACGCTATCAGTCGGAACACTTTGATGAACCATGGGAGAATTTACTCCTTAACTTTATGACTCAAAAGGACAAGCGACAATCGCCTGTTCAGGTGGTAATTTTTGAAACTGAAGTTTCTGCTTTTGTACAAGCCAGTACCTCTGAGGAAGTGAGTGATTTAATAACGTACACCCAGACCTTTGGACAAGCTGGTCTCAAAAAACTTACTCAATTAACGGATGAGGAAAAAGCCTTGGTGGTTGAAGTCGCCCTCTTTAACCTAGCCACTCGCTTTCAGCTCTTAGACCAAGAAGGAGCCTATCAGTCCATTTCAGTAGCTTCTCTTTTGGATAAAGGCAATGCTGCTAACTTAGTCAATGTCTACCGAGTCGCCAATAATTTGTCTGACCGTATTAGCCGTGATATTGAACAATTTCTCCTCACCTATGACCCTGAAATAATAAGCACTCAGGACCATGTTGAGGAAAAAGAGGAGTCTATTGAAGAAATAGTCATTCCAGAACCTTATCAGGACATCGCCTTTCGTGAAGAAGAGGGTGTCATCATTGCAAATCTTGAGGAAGAGTTATCACAACTAGATTTGCGGACAGGGCAAACCAAACATCTACCAGCCTATCAGAATTTGAACTTAGCTCAGAAGTTTGAGATACTGAATCATTTTGACCAAGTGCGAAATAGTCGTCCAAAACTGCCAAACCTGAGACGTGGGGAATTTGACCATGAAATGGAAATGACTCCAATCTATGAGAACGATGAACTATTAACCTATTTAGAATCAGATGGGACGGTCTATGACCTACAACGTCCCCTAACACCTCAAGAAGAAGTGTTCTTAACTGAAATGGGTCAAGCGATTTTAGCAGAAAATACTGAAAAATTGACCAGTTTAGGGATAGATTTTGCTGATTTTGAAGAACATCAACGTAGGGTGCTAATAGATGCAGCAGGGCGTTTCCATTTGAAGAATGCAGACCTCGCCTTATTGGGTGGCTATCCCGAAGCAACCGTCACTCAATTAGCCCTTGTGACAGAATTGCTTCAAATGGGACTACCGCATGATAAGGCAGAGTTTTTCTTGACCAGTCAACTAGACTTAGAAGAAGCAAGACTCATTGCTTACGCCTTCTTACATGAAGAACTCACTCTTGAAGAAGCTAGAACCTTTGAAAGGGAGAAACAGTCCCAACCAGACGTATCCTTTAGAGACTGGAGAGAGCGGTTAACAAAAACAGAATCTGAAATCATCATGCCTCAAGAAACACCTCAAAATCCTATTGTAGAAGAAGTACTTAAACGCTATCCAATTGACTCCATGGTGACTTACAAAGGACAGGACTTTAAGGTGATTGCCATAGAAGAGTCAGGTGTTAATAACCTGATTCGGATTGAACTACGAAATGATTTCACGAATCTGATTGAACAAAATCCAGTTCTTTTCCTACGGACATTAGAGGAGATCACTCAGGCTCTCCATCTTCCTTCTGTCGAAGAAAAAGAAGAAGTGGAACAACCTAGCCAAGAATTAGACCTCTTTTCCTTTATGGAAGATGATGAGAACCAAGAAGACGTTTTTCAAAAACCAGTCATAGAAAGAGAAGTGGAAAAATCTGAAACTCTTGAAGAAGAGATTGATTCAGAGCTTTCTGAAGTCATTGAGATGACACCAACCACTGATTTTCACTTTCCAGAAGATCTGACAAACTTTTACCCTAAGACAACTAGAGATAAGGTTGAAACGAATGTGGCTGCCATTCGTTTGGTAAAAGCTCTTGAAGTTGAACAACGCAAAGCAACCCCAAGTGAACAAGAACTCCTTGCCAAATACGTGGGCTGGGGAGGACTAGCCAATGAGGTCTTTGATGAGTATAATCCTAAGTTTTCTAAGGAACGTGAGGAATTAAAGACGCTAGTCACAGATAAAGAATACTCAGACATGAAACAGTCCTCTTTAACTGCCTACTACACAGACCCACTCTTAATTCGTGAGATGTGGAATAAACTAGAGTGTGATGGCTTTACAGGTGGAAGAGTGCTAGACCCTTCTATGGGGACTGGGAATTTTTTTGCGGCAATGCCCGAACACTTGAGAAAAAATAGTGAGTTGTATGGTGTCGAATTAGACACGATTACAGGAGCTATTGCCAAACACCTTCATCCGAATAGCCACATTGAGGTGAGAGGCTTTGAAGCAGTCAATTTTAATGAGAATAGTTTTGACTTGGTTCTTTCAAATGTACCCTTTGCCAATATCCGTATTGCGGATAATCGCTATGATAAACCCTATATGATTCATGATTACTTTGTCAAAAAATCATTAGATTTGGTGCATGATGGTGGGCAAGTCGCTATAATTTCCTCCACAGGAACCATGGACAAACGGACAGAAAACATTCTCCAAGATATTCGTGAAACAACGGATTTTCTTGGTGGCGTCCGTTTACTAGATACTGCCTTTAAGGCTATTGCAGGAACGAGTGTCACAACGGATATGTTGTTCTTCCAGAAACATGTGGACAAGGGCTATCAGGCAGATGACATTGCTTTTTCAGGTGCCATTCGTTATGACAAGGATAACCGTATTTGGCTCAATCCTTACTTTGATGGGGAGTATAATCCTCAGGTTCTTGGAAGCTATGAGGTTAGAAACTTTAACGGTGGGACACTTTCTGTGAAAGGCAATTCTGATAGCTTAATAGGAGATGTTCAAACTGCTCTTGAACAGGTTAAACCTCCTAGGGAAGTTGACCTTTCTGACATCTTCATCAATCCAGATGTACTGGCAAGACAAAACATTGATACCTCGATTCCGTCTGATATCAGAGAAACCTTAGACCGTTATAGCTTTGGCTATAAGGATTCGACGATTTACTACCGAGATAGTAAGGGAATCCGTGTTGGGACTAAGACAGAGGAGATCAGCTATTATGTGGATGAAGAGGGGAACTTTCAGGCTTGGGATACCAAGCATTCGCAAAAGCAGATTGACCGCTTTAATGACCTCAAAGTCACAGATAGCACCGCTCTTGATGTTTATGTGACTGAGGAAGCCACCAAACGTGGGCAGTTTAAGGGCTATTTCAAAAAGACGGTTTTCTATGAAGCTCCCTTATCTGAGAAAGAAGTGGCACGGATTAAAGGCATGGTCGATATTCGTAATGCTTACCAAGATGTTATTGCCATTCAGCGCTACTATGATTACGACAGAGATGACTTTAATCACTTGCTAGGAAAACTCAACCGCACCTATGATAGCTTTGTCAACCGCTTTGGATATGTGAATAGTGCTGTGAACCGTAACCTCTTTGATAGTGATGATAAGTATTCACTGCTTGCAAGTTTAGAGGATGAAAGTCTTGACCCAGCTGGTAAAACAGTTATCTATACTAAGTCCCTTGCCTTTGAAAAAGCCCTAGTTCGTCCTGAAAAGGAAGTGACGGCAGTAGCATCTGCTCTTGATGCACTCAATTCTAGTCTTGCGGATGGGCGTGGAGTAGATTTAGATTACATGATGTCTATTTATCAGATAGACTCAAAAGCGACTTTGATTGAAGAATTAGGAGATACCATTATTCCAGACCCAGAACGCTATTTAAAAGATAGAGAAGTGGTTTATGTTTCTCGTCAGGATTTCTTATCAGGTGATGTAATCACCAAGTTAGAGATTGTGGATTTGCTTATCAAAGAAAATAATTCAGATTTTCCATGGCAGCACTATCAAAACTTCTTAGAAGACGTGAAGCCACCACGTGTCACCCTAGCAGATATTGATTATCGGATTGGCTCACGATGGATTCCTTTAGCCGTCTATGGGAAATTTGCCCAAGAAACCTTTATAGGGAAAACCTTTGACCTCACAGACCAAGAAGTAGCGACCGTTCTTGAAGTTAGCCCAATTGATGGCACAATGTCCTACCAGTCCCCATTTGCTTTCAGATATTCTACCGCAACGGATAGAAGTTTAGGTGTTCCTGGGTCTCGGTATGATAGTGGTCGTAAAATCTTTGAAAACCTCCTTAATTCCAATCAACCAACGATCACAAAACAAGTAGAAGATGGGGATAAGAAAAAGCATGTGACTGACGTTGAAAAAACAACTGTTCTTCGGGCTAAGGAAACTGAACTTCAAGAACTCTTCCAAGACTTTGTGGCAAGATACCCAGATGTGCAACAGATGATTGAAGAAGCCTATAATAGCCTCTATAACCGTACGGTCTCAAAAGTCTATGATGGTGGTCATTTAACCATTGATGGCCTTGCTCAGAACATTTCCTTACGCCCTCACCAAAAGAACGCTATTCAACGGATTGTGGAAGAAAAACGAGCCCTACTTGCCCATGAAGTCGGTTCAGGTAAGACCTTAACCATGCTTGGGGCAGGCTTCAAGCTGAAAGAACTCGGTATGGTACATAAACCTCTATATGTGGTGCCGTCTAGTTTAACCGCTCAGTTTGGTCAAGAAATCATGAAGTTCTTCCCAACCAAGAAGGTTTACGTAACGACCAAGAAAGATTTTGCGAAAGCCAAACGCAAACAATTTGTGTCACGCATTATCACAGGGGACTACGATGCCATTGTCATTGGGGATTCCCAATTTGAAAAAATCCCCATGAGTCAGGAAAAACAGGTCACCTATATCCAAGATAAGCTAGACCAATTGCGAGAAATCAAACAAGGCAGTGATAGTGATTATACAGTTAAAGAAGCAGAGCGTTCCATCAAGGGCTTGGAACACCAATTGGAAGAACTCCAAAAACTGGAACGTGATACCTTTATTGAATTTGAAAACCTAGGCATTGACTTTCTCTTTGTGGACGAAGCTCATCATTTTAAGAACATTAGACCCATTACTGGACTTGGTAATGTGGCAGGGATTACCAATACCACCTCTAAAAAGAATGTAGATATGGAGATGAAAGTGAGACAGGTTCAGGGAGAACATGACTATCGTAACGTGGTTTTTGCGACAGGTACACCCGTCTCAAACTCTATTAGCGAACTCTACACCATGATGAGCTATATTCAACCAGATGTCCTAGAACGGTATCAAGTATCTAACTTTGATTCGTGGGTGGGTGCTTTTGGAAATATCGAAAATTCCATGGAATTAGCCCCAACAGGGGATAAGTACCAACCCAAGAAACGCTTCAAGAAGTTTGTGAACCTTCCTGAACTCATGCGGATTTATAAGGAAACAACAGATATTCAAACGTCAGATATGTTGGATTTACCTATACCTGAAGCCAAAGTCATTGCGGTGGAGAGCGAACTCACTGAAGCTCAGAAATACTACCTTGAAGAGTTGGTTGACCGTTCAGATGCCATCAAGTTAGGCAACGTTGACCCTAGTGAGGATAACATGTTAAAGATTACTGGGGAAGCTAGAAAATTAGCCATTGATATGCGTCTCATTGACCCAGCCTATACCTTATCTGACAATCAGAAGATTATGCAAGTGGTGGATAACGTGGAACGGATTTACCGTGAGGGTAATGGAGATAAGGTTACACAGATGATTTTCTCAGATATTGGAACCCCTAAAAGTAAGGAAGAAGGGTTTGACGTTTACAATGAACTTAAGAACCTCTTAGTGGATAGAGGGATTCCCAAAGAAGAAATTGCCTTTGTCCATGACGCTAATACCGATGAGAAGAAAAACTCTCTGTCTCGTAAGGTCAACAGTGGAGAGATACGAATTCTCATGGCTTCTACGGAAAAAGGTGGAACAGGCTTAAACGTCCAATTACGTATGAAAGCTGTCCATCATTTGGACGTTCCCTGGAGACCAAGCGATATTGTCCAACGCAACGGTAGGTTGATTCGTCAGGGTAATATGCACCAAGAGGTAGATATTTACCATTACATTACCAAAGGGAGCTTCGACAACTACCTCTGGCAGACTCAGGAGAATAAGCTCAAATACATCACGCAAATCATGACCTCTAAAGACCCCGTACGGTCGGCAGAAGACATTGATGAACAGACCATGACTGCTTCAGACTTTAAGGCTTTGGCAACAGGTAATCCTTATCTCAAACTGAAAATGGAGCTAGAAAATGAGTTGACCGTTTTAGGCAATCAAAAGCGTGCCTTTCATCGCACCAAAGACGAGTATCGTCATACCATTGCTTACTGTGAACAGAACCTCCCTATCTTAGAGAAACGTCTCAGTCAGTATGACCGTGATATTGCTCAATCCTTGGCAACTAAATCCCTGGATTTTGTCATGAGATTTGACAATCAGACAATGAATAACCGTGCAGAAGCCGGAGACTATCTACGCAAACTCATTACCTATAACCGTTCTGAAACCAAAGAAGTCAGAACACTTGCGACCTTTAGAGGATTTGAGCTTAAAATGGCAACCAGAAGCCCTAGTGAGCCTTTGCCTGATATAGTGTCCTTAACCATTTCAGGCAGCAACCAGTATTCTGTCTCTTTAGACTTGAAATCTGATGTGGGAACCATCCAACGCATTACTAATGCCATTGACCATATCCTAGAGGATCAAGAAAAGACAGAAGAAATGGCCAATAACCTCAAAGATAAATTAGCAGTTGCAAGAGTTGAAGTGGGAAAGGTCTTTCCTAAAGAAGAGGATTATCAGATGGTTAAAGCCAAATATGACATCCTTGCCCCATTGGTAGAACAAGAAGCAGAGGTTGAGGAAATAGATGTAGCACTAGCTAGGTTCAATGAAACGATCCAACCGCAACACGACCAACAACTTTCTCTTGATTTTTAAGAAAAAGGCTGACAAAAAATAGTGAACGCGGTAAAATGAAGTCAAGAAATCACCAAAGGAGAACAAACTCATGACCCAAACAGTGGAAGCGATGCGTTATCAACTAGAAGAATGGCTAGCACAAGGCTTTACAAGCCCTGAAGATCGGGCTAATTACCAATCCTTAAAGGAACAGTATGAGGATGACATCCTTGATTATAGCTTTTCAACGCGAGAAATCATTGGTCAATTAGAAGTTATCATCACGACTCGTGAGAATGACTTTCCAGACCTAGATGATGTCACCAAAGAAGAGTATCTTGATCTGGTTGCACAACTGGATGACCTAGACAAGGGACAAGCTGACTACTACCGCAAGCAATTAGCATAGCAAGAGGTGCAGATATGTTAGAACAAATCATTCAAAGTCTTTTGATTATCGCAGCGATCGGACTGATTTTACTTGTCCTTTATCGGATTACGAAGATGCTTGGAAGCTTATTTATCATTGGATTAATCGGATTTTTAGCCTTTACAGAAGTCTATGGGATTTACCTCTTTTTTACAGAAAGATACCTCTATGTCAAAGATTTAGCAACCAATGGTATGTTGAGTTTTACGACTTTCTATATTGGTTTCAATATCTTACTTGTTTTAGGGCTTGTGATCAAAGTGGTTAGAAGTCGGATGGCATAGAGTAATGGGATTACCTAAGTTAGGTAGTCCTTTTTCTATAGATTATTTTTGAAACGAACTCGTAATAGTGATTGTGTGCCTTCTATATATCTGGTATAATCATTATTGATTAGAAAAAAGAAGAGGTGTTTTGCTTGCTTGAAAAATTAATCCTATATTTCCCAATAATTATTTTTGTACTGTCCTATATAATGAAGTTTTTTTGGCTTAGATTTTCAATTTTTATGGATGAATTAATTTCAGGTGTTAAAATCAAAATTTTTTCCCATATATTATTTTGGTCAATTGTGAGTTATATTTATTGGGTATGCAATCAATATGAGATTTTATTATTTCAAACTAGCGATAACAATAGTTGCTATTATAAAATATAGACTTCATAATAATTATTATTGGATTACCTAAGTTAGGTAGTCCTTTTTATTTGTGATAACTTTTTCAAGTCCATCTTGTTATGATGGTGCTATCTTATGAAAAAAGGAGGTAGCGCTAGTGATGTTAAACAAAATGAAGGCTCGGTTACTCATTGGCTTCGGTGGTCTAGCAGTCACCAGCTTTATGGTGATGATGGGTTACACCATTGGTTCTCAGTCTGTAACCAATCATACACAGAAACAAATTCAGACTGAGGCTCATAAACTGTTGACCAAAGAGAAAGAAAAGGAAAAAGGAAATGTCCTTTCTGATGAATTGGTCAAGGAATTTCTCACGCAATACTATACCAAGGAAAAGCTGGGCGAGAACAACAACCGTATTAAGCCCTATATGACAGATTCTGCTTATAAGGAAGAAGTTGCTCGTCAAGAAGAATCCATCAATCAAGTCTATAAGGATTATATGTTGGATTATCGCTTCGAATCTGCTCAAATCTATGTCAATACAGAAGACAATGAAGCCCTTGCAGAGGTTACTTATCAAGTTGTTTATGTGTCAGATGTCAGCGATAAGGCTCAGAAAAGTATACAGACAGAAACAAGAACTCTTAAACTCTCTTATGCCCAAATGTCAGATAAACTCCTTGTCAATCAGGTAACCATTTGGAATGGGAAACTAGAGGATTTAAAAGAAACTTCTGATGGAGTTAACTCAAGCATTCCAAAGATTCAAGGCACTACTACAAGTGAGACCAACTAGCAGGAGTTACTCTTCTGCTTTTTTTGATAGGGAGATGAGATGACAAGAATTGAAGCAGTGAAACACAAGGCGATATTAGACGTGACAGGAAGTCTAGGCTATTCTTTTAGAAGATTATCAGGACAAGTCTATGAACATCCAGAACACGATTCCTTTAAAATTTTTGCGGATACCAATACCTTTAAATGGTTTTCACGTGATATACAAGGAGATGTGATTGATTTCGTTCAGTTAATGGCAGGGGTGTCTTTTAAAGAAGCCCTGTCTTACCTTGAAAATGGAGACTTTGAACAGGCTAAGGTGGTCGAAGAGACCTATCAACCCTTTCGTTATTATCTAAGAGAAGAACCATTTGACCAAGCACGAACTTATTTGAAGCAGATCCGTGGCTTGAGTGATGAGACCATCAATGCTTTTGGCAGACAAGGGCTGTTAGCACAGGCTCATTATCAGACAAAGGCCTTTCAGGAATCTGTACTTGTCTTTAAGAGTTATAATCATCAGGGTCAGTTAGAAGGGGCAAGCCTGCAAGGGCTTGTCAAAAATAATGAGAGACATGATCGAGGATACCTCAAGAAAATCATGAAAGGCTCTCATGGTTATATAGGGATAAGCTTTGACATTGGAAACCCTAAGCGTCTTATTTTTTGTGAATCAGTGATTGATATGATGAGCTATTATCAACTTCATCAGAAGCAGTTATCAGATGTTCGTTTGGTTTCTATGGAAGGCTTAAAACTGTCTGTGATTGCTTATCAGAGCCTACGACTAGCCGCTGAGGAACAAGGTAAACTTGAGTTTTTAGATACCGTCAAACCAAGTCGATTAACACATTACCTTCAAGCTATACAAAAGACAACTACCTTTTTTCAGCCTTACTCAGGCTTATTAACTTTGGCCGTTGACAATGATGAAGCAGGGAGAGATTTTTGTCAGAAGTTATCTGAGAAAGGACTTCCCATTGAAACAGATTTACCACAGTTACAGGAACTGGAAACTAAAGCAGATTGGAATGATGTCGTGAAAAGTCAGAAAGACCTTTCTCTAAAGGACATGATCCAATCGGCAAAGTCACAAGTTGCCAGAAGTAAACCTCCGCCTAGAAGAGCAGCCACTTTAGAGTTGTGATAACAAAATCAAGTTTCTTATCATAAGCTAGAAAGGGATAAGGAGGACACCCTATGAGTGTGATTGAACGCCTAGCCAAAAGAGTAGCTAGGCAAGAGGAAAAGGTTGCGAAAGAAACGGAAAAATTAGAAACCTATCGCAGTCAATTACAAACAGCAATGTATCAAGCCTTTATCAAACGCCAACAAAATAGTCCCTGGACTTTTGATGAAGCATTGACGCAGGCCTTTGGCCAAGAAGAACAACCAACACTATCCGATAATAGAAATGAGGAATAACACATGACAAAAGATTGGACCTTTGACCAACCCCTAGATGATAACACACCGACATCTTCCACAGAAGAACGTGCGAAGATTGCGGCACTATTTCATCAGGAAAAACAACAAGAACCTGAAGATGTGAATTATGTGGCTGCCTTTGAGATGGAACAACAAAAGGCTAAAGAGCAGGCCGTTTCACAACAAAAATCACAAGAGAAAATAGAGCCAAGACAAGTTCCATCAACTACTATTACCAGCGACTACAAGCAACATTTAGCCAATGTCATGGCTCAAAATAATAAGGATATTCTTCAAAGTCAGAAGAAAATCGAAGAGTTGCACCAGTTGATTGATGATAAGAATAAGCACAATAAAAAACTACAAGCCATTTCAGAAGCTATTGATGACTTGTAAGTACGAGCAGCCCTTACAAGGGCTGCTTTTTAAAAGGAGAGAAGATGAGGATATTCAAAAAGCAAAGACACAACCAAGATAGTTTTGAACGGCTCATTCATCGCTTATCAGGAATGTCTGAAGCTGACTTATATAAGGTCAACCAATTATTAGATGTTGTTTTTGATTCGACCAGTCAATCTACCAGTGACGTAAAAAAAGCTCCTCAAGATGTACAAAAGGAGCCGACCCTAGATGAGACCATTACTGAAGCTAAGAATAAGCTGAAGACTGAGCAACTTGAAAAACGGATAGAGCAGTTTAGGCAGGCGAAGAAACCTAAAAATGAGTAAAAAAATTAGGCGTTAATGTTGGCCTAATCTTTTTGTCTAATACTTGTTGTTCGCTGATAAACATACTTTCTTGTCAATTTACTATCATTTAGATTTTCTATGTCAAAGATATAATAATGATCACGATTGTCTTTGGCATTTTCTTTATTGAGTTTGAAATAGTTTTTAGCTGATTTCGCCATTGCCAACATAATATCATCTGTTAGAAAAGTCAGTGGAGTATCTAGTGCTGAGTAGCGATAGAAGTCACTTTCAAATTTTCGGTAATGTTCGCTGAAGTAGTCCATCTGTAATTCATTTTTATAAAAATCAAGCTGATTCATGGTAGATCTCCTCAACTAATGTGATAGTTATAATATCTTCTAAAGCGATAGTGATATGTCCGTCACTGGTTTTTAGAATGACCTCATCCGTTGATAGTGTCGGAACGGTTCCGATAATAGTTTGATAGTCATTTTTCTGTATTCTAGTCACCTGTATCGTTAATTGATTGGCGTAACTTTGACTGAGTAACAACAACTTTTGATTTAGCGATAGGTCAGAAAGAGAGTTGATTTGCTTATCGTCATCTGATAAAGCAGAGGTGTGTTCAGATAAAAAGAACCCCATCCACTTTTGCATTTTAACATCTTGATAGTCTCTTGCGGATTGAAATGGTAAGTATGATCGGTCAATCATTGTAATCTCTCCAAGCCACCTGCTGAGTGGCCTCCTATTAGTCTACTTCTTGCAATGTTCCTGGAACTGTCTAAGAGGGCAGTTCCTTTTTGAACCGCTAAAAAACCGAATTGGTCTCTAATATGATCAATAGTTCGCTGTAAGTTTTCTTCTTTCTCTGTTGCTTCGACATCATCAAATAAGGAGATTAAGGCATAGCTTTCATCAACAAACCCTGAGTAATTGACTGCAATCCCCCGAACAGCTCCTGAAGTGTACTTTTTACGAAAAAGCGTTAGCACGGTATCTGTAAGCAGACGTGTTTGGTTAGTAGGTTCTATCTTCATTTGAGTGTTGATTGGCTGTTTCATTTCCGTTTTAGAATAGGTCACAACAACGGAAACAATAGTCGCTTTCTGATGTTCTCGTCTCATTCGGATAGCCACCTGTTCAGCCATTTCACTCAGGACAACCTCAATATCACGCTGCTTAACGTAGTCACGAGGTAGCACCTGAGAGTTTCCAAGTCCGTGTGATTTTGGTTTATAGGGTTGATGAACATTACTTTCATCAACCCCGTTAGCATGAAACCATAACTGAACCCCAACCTTTCCAAATTCTTTTTTCAATAAATCAGGGTTGCTATTGGCTAGTTCCTTGATAGAGGTAATTCCTAGTTTGTGAAGGCGTTTTTCTGTTCTAGAACCAATACCCCAAAAATCGGATAGTTTAGGGATTGACCAGACTTTTGTTTCCACATCTTCGTAGGACCAATTGGCACGCATGGTTGGTGTTCGTTTGGCTTCATTGTCTAGAGCGAGTTTGGCCAATAATGGGTTAGCATTACTCATACCGATGGTAGAATAGATACCCGTCTTTTTCCAAATGTCATGTTGTATCTTAGCAGAGACGACGTCTAATTTCGCTTTTCTATCCATCTGTTTATCACTCACAAAGTAATTGAGTGAGGAGGTTAAATCAATAAATCCTTCATCAATGGAGTAGGGGAGAATATCTTCAGGAGCAGCATAATCTTGGAAAATGTGCTGAATGTCAATATTCTTTTTGATATAGCGATCCATACGTGGTGGGACAATAAGCGTTCGCTTAGCCCAATGTTCAATATAAGAAACATAACGTGGTGATATGTCTAAGCCTTGACGCTTGGCATTATAGTAGTCAAATTTTCTTGTAGTGATGTCAAAGGGTAAATCGTAGGCACGGCCGACATTATTTTTTCCAAAAACTTTTTTGAATATGGGAGAAGAGGCCAAAATCAATCCACCAGCGTTGTCAGCTCGGCTCATAACACAGAGAGAAGTATGTAAAGGGTTTAATCCTCTGTCTACACACTCTACAGAAGCATAAAAGGATTTCATGTCAATGAAAGCTATATCTGAACGCGGCTCTTTTGTGTAATCGATATAGCCCATGTCTTTAGTTCCTTTTTAGATTTTCTAACTGTTCTATCAGTTCTTGAATATGATCGGTAATATCATACTCTTTGAGATAAGGCGTAAAATAAATACGATTGTTTTTAAGATAAATCATTTCTTTAACAGTTACTGACATGTTTACGCTCCTATAACAGGCATAAAGTGACTCACGACAAGTCCTACAATTCGAGGATTATCTTCATAAGGAATCCATTTATCAGGGTAGCTATCGTTGAGTGATACCATTCTATAACCATTTTCTTCTCGATAGAGTTTTTTGATATAGACGGAGTCATTCCAGGTTAGGGCGTAGACGGCACCATCATGATCAAAACCGCTAGCACGGATTAGAGCTACTTCACCATCAAGATAGATAGGTTCCATGGAATCTCCTATAATCCAAGCAGCAATATCATAACCATATTGTTCTTCTTCGGCATAGACGGTTTCTGTTTCATATTCATCAAATAGTGATTCCCCAAGACCAGCAGAAAGAGAAACATCAGATAACACTTCCACCGCAAATAGTGGCACAATCTTATCAATTGATTGTTGTGTTTGAAGCAATCCTTCGGCATACTCATCCACCTTATCTTGATTTTCCGAGGAGAGTTGGAGGTAGGTGTTCACAATCTTGTATTCTGATTCAAAATAGGTTGTTGGAACATCAAGTATTCTTGCAAGAGTAACAAGATTCTTTTGATTAGGAACGGATTTACCAGCCTCCCATTTGTTGTATGAAGCTCTATTGATTTTTAATAGATTAGCTAGTTCAGATTGGGAATAGCGTTTTTCCATTCTATATTCTTTTAGACGGCTACCAGAAAACAT